TTAACGTTTGTTTTCTTTTTGTTTGATAAATTCCCAAAATTGTTTAAGTTCTTCTTGTTTCTCTGGAGAGGCGTCTTTAATATCTTTAAACCAGAGACCTAAGTTTTGATCTTCAAAAAGATTTTCCACAAATAATCTATTATTAGAATCACTTTCTCTTCCTAGAAGATAGTCAGAAGAAACGTTAAAAATGTCAGCAGCTTTGCTAATTAAGGAGTCCTCAATAGGTCTTTTTCCACTTTCAATTCTGGATAGCACACTGTTATTAATCCCCATTTTTTTTGCGAATTCTATTTGTGACCATTTTCTTTTTTCACGTAATTGCTTTATTCGATAGCCAATTGTGGATTCTGACATTTTTTCACCAACTTCCTAAAAACATTATTATGTCAAATTTAAGATTATCTAAAGGTATTTTATCATTTTTTCCAAAATGGAAAAAGTGATTTGTTGAAATAGCAAAAAAAGCTTGACTTTGCTGTAATAGCAAAATATTATATAGGTATACATTTGCTGTTTCAGCAAAAAAAGGAGGTGGAAGTTTGGAGAAGTTGAATTTGGATTTTATTCAAAATAGACGTTTGGAACTACAGATTACGTTGTTAGATCTAGCAGAAGTGCTTGGTTTTAAGAATGCTTCCACGTATATGAAATACGAAAAAGGAAAGTATATGTTTAAGGCAAATCATTTGCCATTCATAGCAAAAGTATTAGATTGCAAAATAGAGGATCTTTTTTTAAAATGAAATTTGCTAAAATAGCAAAAAAGGGAGGAGAGCTATGATCAATTTCGACATTGAATCATTCCGTCAAATCATCCGTGAAGAAGTGCAAAAAGCAACTGAGCACCTTCAACCAATGAAAGAATTACCACCATTTTTAACTATTACAGAATTGATGGCATTATTACATATTAAACGCACTAAAGCATCTGAGTTATTAAACCGTTCTGATTTTCCAGTATGTCGCGAAGCAGGAGTTCTTATTCCTACACACCTTCTTTTTAAGTGGATGGAAAATCATACTGACTGGGTAGAAAACAATACAGAGTATTACAATCCATTTAAAGAATCCGTCTAATACTAAGTTACCATGTTGGGTTGTCACAAATAAATATTGCTTTAGGTACGAATGGGGGAAGTAAACGATGTCCATAGGAAAAGAAGTTGCTATGGCACGCAAACGAAAGGGAATCACCCAAGAGCAACTCTCCTTAGAAATTCCCGTGAGTCGTGAGTCACTAGCAAAATATGAAACTGAACAACGACGGTTACCAGAAGACTTACGAAAATGTATTACGGAAGGAATTGATGATCCACAGTTGTTTTTTAAAATGTGGAGTGAAGCAACAGGGCATGCAAGTATCCCGTTCTTCAATGGAGAGCATATAGACCTTCATCCTACAAGTATGAGATACATGGTTTATCAAGAGACAAATGAAGCTTTGGAACAACTCGATACGGTATGTTGGTTTAAACCTTCACAAACTTGGTCTGAAAGTGAGAAAGAGGATTTGAAAAAAGTAATGCATGAAATCTTGGATGCTACAGGTTCAATGATGAGCCTCGTAGCGGTGCTATGTGATCAATATGGCATTTCAATGAAAGAAGTCTTTAAGTATTGGAAAGTATCATTACGAGCTAGGAAGTATATAAAAGGTTAATTTAATTATTTTATTAGGGAGGTTTAAGTTATGACAATTGATTATGCAAGTCCAACTTTAAATCAATATAAAACGCTAATTCGTAAGGAAGCAAATTTATATGGTGATATTAGAATTGCAGCAGTTTGTGGGGACTCTATGAAAGCTAGGGGTTTAAAACAAGAGAAGAAATTAATGGAGATAAGAATTCGAATTATAGAAGCAGCGTTCATTTTGAAAAACAAAAAGAAAAAAGGAAAGGCCACCGCGTAGCCTGCGATAGCCAATCATGACAGTAGATAAATTATAGCATATAACAATTTAGTGCGACAAGCTGTTGTGCTTGTCGTTATGACCAGAAAGATTTGTTAACTCTAACCGCTTAATATACATTACATTCTGGTCATAACGATGCGTACAGTATCAAATTATTAAAAATGGGGAGCAAATTATGAAAGTAGAATGTAATCGTCTGTTCGACTTAGTTCTACCAGGTGATTTTGCTTTTGCAAATGAATTACATAACTGCATGGTGACATGTATTTATAACATGTTCAATGCTGGTTCATTAGATGAAGCTAATCATTGGGAGAAGGAATTAAATAGATGCGCAAAAGAATTCAAGAGCCTTCGTAATGAAAAAGAGGATCACGATGTATCAAAGAGTTATCGTGTAGTTGTTAAAAGCCTTCAAGGGCAGGGGATCAATGCATCAGTAGTTAGTCGAAGAAAATAAAAAATCTATCACTTGGCAGAGTGATAGATTTTAGACTCTTATAGAGAGTCTTTCTAAAAATAGAATTGGATTAAGTATATCAAAGCAAATCAAGTAAAACAATGGAGGATGAATAATATGGCAGTTTATAGACCTGTTCAAGTTTCATATTGGCAAGATGCTTTCGTTTTAGATCTTACACCGGAGGAAAAATACTTCTACCTGTATTTGATGACTAATAGCAAAACTTCTCAGAGTGGTATCTATGAGCTTCCATTACGAGTGATAGAAATGGATACAGGGTATAACCGTGAGACGGTTGAGAAGCTGCTAGAGCGGTTTGCTGATTACGGGAAAATTCATTACAACAAAAAGACTAAAGAAATTATGTTGCTTAATTGGCTTAAATTCAATGCTATTACAAATTTGAATATTGAAAAGTGTGTGTTAAAAGAAATCCAGAATATTAAGTGTGAAGATTTTTTAATTGATTTTTATGAGACATGTTTAGATTTAGAACAGCAGCAAGATTTTAAAATTCCTCGTATTAAGGAATACTTCCAAGCTCGTTTTGAGTGGCTTATAAGGGGCTTCGAAGACCCTATGAAGGAAAAAGAAGAAACAAAAACAGAAACAAAAGAAAAAGAAGAAACAAAAACAAAAGAAGAAGCAGCAAGCTGCTCAAGAGATAAAAAAGTTGCAGAAGAAAATCCAATAGCATTTTATGAGCAAAACTTTGGAGTTCTTAAACCATTTGTGGCTGAAGGGATTAATGCGTGGATTGAAGATTTGAATGCACAGCTTGTTATTAAAGCAATGAAAATAGCTTTAGAAAAGAATGCACCTAATATGTCTTATGTACAAGGTATTTTAAGAGACTGGCATGCTAAGGGGTATAAGAGTATTACTGATGTTGAAGCTGCACAAACTCAATTCCGTAAGAAATACCAGTCTCGTGGTGGGAGAAGTAATGCTCGAAAAGAAATTGTTCCTGATTGGTTACATACTCAAGATACAGAAACACATTCTCAGTTAGTAGAGCATAGTGAAATCGAATTAGAAGCTGAACGGAAACGTTTAGAACAAGTGTTATCTAAATATAAAAAAGAGGCTTAGGAGGATTGTAATGCCAAAGCAGTTAACAATATTTGATGTTGAGCCTGTAGTAGCATTCGATACTGAGAAAGCACACATTCATCGATTAAATTCTAAAGTTCGTTTTACGGATGTAGTTGTTCAAGTACCGAAGCAAGTAAGAGCTACTGATGAATTAAAACCAACAACAGCGCCAAATGATCAGTATGAATTATTTGAGGAATATACAATTGGAATTTGGAGATTTAAGCGAGTGGAAGATAAGCAGTTCGATTGGGAAGAAGCGGAGGAGCTTTGCAAGTCTGCGAGAGATAATAAAGAACCGATTTCAATACGACTTTATTTATCATTGGAACAATCATTTGTTCCAGAAAATGTTGTGCGATACTTGTAGACAAACAAAAAAGCCGAGATTGCTCCCGACTTGCTTCGACAAAATAATCATAACATACGGGAGTGGTCTTAATGGGAATTATTAAAGAAAATCTTGTAGAAATGACAGCTGAAATAGATTTAGAAATGAATGGAATATACGTTGTTAAAAATGGTCAGGTGCAACTAATAGAACCACCCCAAGGTGGATTTGGTGAACAATCATTTGTATATCAAAGTGGAAAAGTAATTCGTATGGAAGAACGAAAAACACAGTTACTTTAATCAAATTTGAATTTTGTTAAGAAAAAGTGAGTGAGAGATGGAACTATTATGAACTATAGAATGCCAATATTGGGAATCTATATTAATTATATAATTTAAAAATGTGGTAATGGTTAAGATTTTAATATAGGGAATTTATGAAGTATTAGTATGCTTTGATTGGTTGTTTTTTAACTCTTTATAGGCAATTTCATATATTGTAGGATGCAATATTGAAGAATTATGAGGAGTTGAAAAAATGGATTGCTTTAAAAAAGGTAAATTTATACCATTTCCATGTGCTTTACCAATTCCTGAATCTGGTCCAACTGGCCCAACTGGTCCACCTGGATCAGCTGGAGGTCCGACTGGTCCAACCGGCCCGACTGGACCGACTGGTCCAACAGGAATTCAAGGTATTCAAGGGGTGCAGGGTACTCAGGGAATTCCGGGTCCAACTGGTCCACAAGGGATCCAAGGAGTTCAAGGAATCCAAGGAATTCCTGGCATTCCAGGTCCTATGGGCCCAACAGGACTAACTGGTCCTACTGGACTTCAAGGTGTTCAAGGGATTCAGGGGAATCCAGGTCCAACCGGTCCCTTTGGCCCGACTGGCCCGACCGGGCTTCAAGGTATTCAAGGCTTACAGGGTATTCAAGGTATTCCAGGACCAACCGGACCTCAAGGAATCCAAGGACCAACTGGACCTGCTAGCACATTTTCCACAAAAGCTATTCTTTTTGGGGGTACTAATGCAGGGTTTCAACGTGTATCTGGATCACCAGGTGCAGATTCTCAAGACATTCCTTATGTAACTGGCGGAGCTGGTAGTGTTGTAGCTCTTTCTGCTTCTATAAGTATTAATAATTTACCAATAGGAGTATATACAATACAAGTCTGTAAAAATGTTCCTATTAATCTTGCTACGCCGGGGCCTGGCCAAGTAATATCTACAATTATTTTTACAACTACAGCAGTGATTAGTGGGACTATTATACTGACTATTAACCCTTCTGATATTGGTGCACAGCCTGTAAAAGTATTTAACCCTAATTTAGTTATAGCACCTGCTACAGTTGCTTGGAGTAGTACAATACCTGGTGACATAGTTGCAAGAGGTGATGCAATATCACTTTTTATAACGCCAGGTATTACGCAAAATGCTGTGTATACAATATTCCTTCATACAGGAATTTAAAGTTTATTTTATGTGAATTTAAGTCCTTTAAATTGGAATGAAAAATTAAGTAACTTTAAAAAATGAGATATGTATCGGAGTCTTTTTATGTACAAAAGAATAAGAGATTTCTTCTGAACATCTAAAAGGAATCTCTTATTCGTAATGGGTAAATTAGGTTTTAGAAAAACGAAAAGATCTTGTATGAAAAATAAATAAAAGAACCCGTTTGTTATAAACGGATTCTTTCCACAAGGTGTGCGAGAAATTCAAGGTAACTGGACCAGAGCCACCTGTGGAATTCCTTGTGATAATACTGTATGCAAAGGAATCAATAAGGTTAATGAAATTTAAACAACATCCTTATTTTAAAGCTAAAGAGCGACTTGTAGTGCGCTACTAATTTTGATCTTAGATTTCTTACTTGGAGGAATAAAATGCTCTTAAACAAAGTTTAGATAGACAATACAGCCCATAATTACAATATAAAACAATGCACAAAAGAAGATTAAAATGTATTTTAATGTCTTGTTCATATTAGTACCGTCCTAAAAGAGGATTATTTGGATTTTAATATGGTATGTAAAAAAGGTGCATTTATACAAGGGAAGGGTAGCTAGCAAAAGTAAACAAAATCTTTATTTAAATAAAAAGAGCGCTAATCGTGAGCGCTCCTTATACCTCATTATAACGACAGTGACGAACTCACATTATATAGAAAGGCACTATTATTGTATGTCAGAGTATGAGATTAGTGAATAGATATAGATAAAATCTTTATTCAAAAATTAAAGAGTGGTTTTTAAGTGGCTCTATGACTAAGAGTTATTTTAAATTTTTTATGGTTTTGAAGTATTTAAGCAATAATTTTGTTTAAGACTAAGATATTTTCTCATTAGTAATACCGATTTGCTTCAGTAGACATGGCAATCGCTTTTGTTTCATGAACTGTACCATAGGGATGTTCTGGAGGTGCATATATAGAGTAAATTTTAAGTGGTTTATTCCCCATATTAATTACATTATGCCATTTTCCAGCAGGTATCATAATTGCATAGTCATCATAGACCATTTCTTGAAAATCTAATTTATCTTTGGTATCACCCATTTGAACGAGTCCTTGACCCTCTTCAATACGTATGAATTGATCGGTTGTAGGGTGTACTTCTAAACCTATGTCATCACCAACATTAATACTCATTAAAGTTACTTGTAAGTTTTTTCCTGTCCAGATAGCGGTTCGGTAAGTATTGTTTTGTTTGGTGGCTTGATTAATATTCAATACAAATGGTCTAGTTCCATAATCTGTTAATCTGAAATTTTCACAATAAGGATATCGGTTGTGGTCCAAAGCATTATTGTTGTAACTGTAATAATAAGGATTCCAAGAGTAAATCCAATTATTGTTATTCCAGATGCTATCTATTGGGCTTTGAGATTGATAATAATAACGTGGAGTATGTTGCATATCCAAGCTCCTCTCATAATTTTATCATTTACTTTTTATCCTATGCTGTTGTCTATTTATAGGAATGCAGAAAAAGAGGAAATGGGCAGTAATAAAAAATACAAACAAACGTTTTTATTTTTTCAGGAAAAATAAAAGTAACAAGTTAATAAGAGATGTACTACTGGTATAAAAAACTTAATAAAATAGTTATTTGATTAATAAAAAAAGAGCACCTGACCAGGGTGCTCCGCCTAAAACTATGAATAACAATCCATAAATAATATATGTGATTTTTGCCTAATGGTGATAAATTTCAATGGGAAAATTAAAAGTGCGGCAAAGAAATAATTACAAAAAGAATATAGCATACCCAAAAGATATCAATGTGATCCATCCAATAATAAGAGCAATGTATTTTAAGATTTTTATGATTAGTCCTTTTAGATATAGAATGCACCAGGATGTAGAATTTAATTAATTTTTTAACAAACTTCTTGTTGTATGACCAAAAATAAAAGAACCCGTTTGTTAAAAACGGATTCTTCTCTCAAGGTCTGCAACAAATTCAAGGTAACTGGACCAGAGCACCATGTAGAATTTCTTGTGATATTAATGTATTCGAAGAAATCAAAAAGATGAACGGGAATTAAATAAAATCCTTATTTGAACAGAAAATGCCAGCTGAAATGTCTAGGAAGTATCAGCTGGCACTGAAATAGATATTAACTTTTATTATTAGGTTTTTTAGTTCGTGCTTTTGCTCTTGTTTCTAGAAGAGATTGTACCAAATATAGCTCCGGATATTGCTCCGATTAAAGTCATAAAAATAGCACTCCATGCTGCAAATGACATAATTACACCTCTTAATAATAAATTGTTTTAACTATACGTTTTATTATATATGAATTTACGAATTCGTTGTAGATAAAAGGTTTGAAAACTAAACAAAATCGTTATTTGCGCGACGCGTTTCCTTATAAGTGTGTAAACACGAAATAGAAGGGTTATCAATTTGATAGCAACAACTAATTGACTGAAAGTAGGAATGAAAGCCGTCAGGTTGAGCTGAAACTACTTATCTGATACTCCTACATGCAAGGCGTGATAGTAGTCACAAATTGTATGAAGCTAGGTGAAGTCGGCTGAACAAAACCTAAGTGAGAAATCATATGGTAATGGATAGGTCGGGATGCTATAAAATATCTATGGTGAGAATGTCCTAACGGACTGGCGAACTTGCGAATGTACGGGTCTAAACTATTAATACATTAGAAATGTGTATGTCGTCATTGATGACTTTATCTACCGAAAAGTAAGAGTAAATAATATGAAATTCGGAACATCTAACAATGAGGATGTAAAGATAATAGGCTTACAGCAAGCACCTAAGGGTATATGTAAAGCTAAGCCAATCGGAACGTGGTAAGCAAGAAACTGTCACCAATGCCTACTAGCGGACAGATGCATATAAGGTTCTAACGAACCGAAATTGTTTCATTCTTGTGAAAGTGGGGACACAGTACCGACGAAGCATGTAACGAATGTGGAGGGATAGTCCCTAGTCTTGTTCTTTGAAAACTAAATCAATTAGATGTAACTCACAGGATCGAGTAAGATGATGTGACCTTTCGTAAGAAAGGGGAATTAATACGTTGGTGAGTACAACATTGTTTGTAATCTAGTTGCTTTAGTATAAAAGGATAAGATGGGGCGCTGTATGCGATAAAAGTCGCACGTACAGTGGTAAGCGGGGGAAAAGATGAAGATAACTTCAAAGTCTTATCTATCGCAACTAATTAAAAGAGCAGCTAGCAAAAGCTAACTGCTTGTTAAAAAAAGAATCCACTCTAGGTTATTAACTGCTAGAGTTTCAAGAAATAAATGATTAAATTAATTTAATTTTTCAATTACAATCGAAGCATTTATATTCGTTTGTGTTCCACCTGCCAAAGTCTGCAAAGTAACTGCAGCGGCAGAAGTATGATTATTAAGGGTAATAATATCACCTGCAGCTAAAGCGATAATTGTTTGCCCGTTGTTTGGTTGAGTCCCTGCACCTGATCCATAAACTGCGCTGGTAACCGGAGCGCCATTTAAAAAAAGTGTGAATTGATTAGGCTCAACTCCTGATACAGAAAAAGAAATTTTATAATCACCTGCATTAAGAACCATTAATTGAGAAGTTCCCAGCGTATGAGTAAAACCAGATGTCATTCTACCATGTGAATTAAAAAGAATAGGTGCTTCTAAGGCAACAACTTGAGCTGCTGTATTGAAAACATAAGCATAATGAGATAACCCAGATACTGTAAGTCCGGTAGGTCCAGTAGATCCGGTAGCTCCAGCGGTTCCTGGTAATCCAGTAGGCCCAGGAATGCCTTGGATGCCTTGGATACCTTGAAGCCCAGTTGGGCCAGTCGGGCCGATAGGTCCAATAAGTCCCGGATTACCTTGAATACCTTGGATACCCTGAATTCCAGTCGCCCCAGTTATTCCAGTAGGTCCAATAGGACCAATAGGCCCCGGATTACCTTGAATCCCCTGAATCCCTTGACTTCCTTGAGGTCCAGTGGGGCCAGGAATGCCTTGGATACCTTGAATACCTTGAAGTCCGGTTGGTCCTGGTGACCCAGAAGGTCCAGTGGGGCCAGTCACTCCGGTTGGTCCTGGTGGTCCCCCAGAAGGTCCAGTCGGGCCCGTTGGTCCTGGCGGTCCCCCGGAAGGGCCGGTAGGTCCAACAGCTCCAGAAGGTCCAGTTGGACCTACAGAACCAGGAATGCCAGGAATCCCTTGAGGGCCGGTCGGACCAGGAATCCCTTGAATCCCTTGAATCCCTTGAATGCCAGGAATCCCTTGAATTCCAGTGACCCCTGTTATTCCAGTGGGTCCAATAGGACCTTGAATGCCAGGAATGCCTTGGATACCTTGGATACCTTGGATTCCAGAAGGTCCAGTTGGACCAATAGATCCAGAAATCCCAGGAATCCCTTGAGGTCCAGAAATACCTTGAGGCCCAGTAGGTCCCAGGCTACCTTGAATTCCAGTAGGCCCGGTAGGTCCCCGAGGTCCACCTGAAGGTCCGGTAGCTCCAGTAGGTCCCGAAGGTCCAGTAGCACCAGTTAATCCAGTAGACCCGATTTGAGGTAAAGGAAAGGCACATGGAAAGGGTATGTGACAATTCTTTTTAAATTTACTCATTTTTACACCTCCCTTATAAATTAACTAACAATTTATATTTATACTTTAACAACTTATGAGTAAACAGACACACTGGTGTAAGGAACCCGCCCCACAATAATTATATAAAAGGTTTTAAGAGCAAGCCTTTATTTCACATTCCATACCAAAAAGAGCGCATTTTTATATGCACCCTTAGTAAGGTATGTGAATGTCTCATGAAATATAAAAAATTCAGAAAATCGTAATCAGATTTTTACGAGTGAATTTTGAATATTGTATGCCTTACTTGGAGTTATGGAGCCTGTCATTAAAGAATAAAGAGCGCCTTGAGAGAAAGACGCTCTGACCAAAACTAATATTGAAAAAGAATACCCATAATATTGTATGTATGTTTTTGGTGTAGGTGCGAGTTTAAATAAAATCTTTATCTTGCGTAAAAAAGGCTAGGATTGATCCTAGCGCTCAATAAAAGGTTGTGTCACATGGGAAATGAGAAAAGCAAGAAATTCAGTAATGTTTACAGATGTATTACGCGGGCATGAAGATGTTGATGAATTATAAAATCGTTATTTCAATGTAAAAAGCCCTAGAGGGGATTAGGACTTTTTACATAATAAATCTTTCTGTAGTTAAAGAACTTATTAAAGATAACACATGAAGTTTCATAAATGTATCAGAAATGTGAACAAAAGCGTTTCTTCATAACAAACAAAAAGAGCACACATATAAGTATGCCCTTTGACAAGAAAGGTAGATTGCTATAAGTGGATGCCTCCATAAAACATCATATGCCTGTCCAATTAAAAGGCGAAAAAAATTTAAGGTAATCATGAATTTATTGGTAAAAATACTGGTAAATATGTTCGACTTTATGGTCGTTAATTTGAACAAAACGCTATTTGAATTAATGTGGAAAATACCATATGTAACCTAAAATAATTAAGCAAGTAATTCCTAGTGTAATTAATAAATATTTAAGGATCGTGAGTGCTGTTTTCATTGAATACCACCTAAATTTTTAATTATTTTAGGTATTTAGTCAGGTATTTATGTATATAAAAATTTCATTTTGTAGAAAAGTGGTGAAATAGATGTACATTGAAACATTAAGAAGTAAATTGAAGAAAGATTGCAAAGGAAAAGCGATGGTCCGTAATACAGGATTAGGGCACTTCTATATTTACCTCGCAAACTAAGATGATGTTTTTACAGCAAGAAGCAGTGTCCGAGAAGTTAATGAAGTTTGTGGGACAAAAGTTACATACAACGGACGTACAGAGCATATTGATGGAAGTTTATATAACTACTGCATTCATGGTTGGGATGCAAATCAAAAGGAGCAGCTAGCAAAAGCTAACTGCCCCTTTTCCTAAAAAAGGTTCCGGGCTGCAAACACTGTTAAGAAAGCAGCTTATGAGTAGTATGTACAAAATCGTGAATATTATTAGGATAAAAAAGAGCGCCTTCGAACAGCGCTTTTCCTCGGAGTGTGTAGTGCAGGATACTTCATGAAGGTTTTTAAGAAATAAAATGAATGAGCTTACAACCGAAAAGATGCGGCTACACAATAACATATGAAAATGCTGTAGTAGGAGTGACAATCAACTCTAAATAAAAGAGCAGCTAGCAAAAGCTAACTGCTCCAAACAGGGATGTGTCTCTAAATGTAATTATAGTATGAACAGAATATTGAGTTTTATTCAGAGAAGTAAATAAAAAGCTAGGATTACTCCTAGCTAAAAGGGTGTTCAAAAAGGTATTCGCACACGGTCGAACATACTTAATTATAGGATGATTAAACACTTATCTATAGGAGTAAGTGGAGATTACAACTGTGAAGTGAGGAGAAACTGAATTTATACAAAATAATCCTTTTTAATATAAATAGTATGTAACTTAAATTTACAGTTACAGTATAAACAGAATCGGAAGAGTTATATGGGAATAAAACTTAATGAAAGGTTTATTTTAAAAGAAAGTGGTGAAACAGATGTATATCTGTCCAAAATGTTTAGAATGTTTCACTGATCAATATGAGCTTTTTGAACATTTTACATTATGTGGAGCGGATAATGAATCTTGAGTATTTTAATAAATTTAAAGATGTAGTTGGTTTATAAAGTTAATTCAGTAATAAGTATAAATGTAGAAGTATGTTTAACAAATTTGCATAATTCCTAAAAAAATACTTTTATAAGACATTATTATAAAAAGGAGATGGCCAAGAGGTATTTAAAATTATTAACAGTAAGATGAGTAATTGAATAGGATTATATTAATTACTTAATGCTGGGATATGTTTTAAATGGAGAATCAATTTAAAGAGATATTTGGTGCAGGGGTAGCAGCAATAGGAACAATTACTTCCGCTATTGGAAGCACGCCTTTTGATTTTATAAGCAGTAATGTAAGAAAGGATTTAAATGTTTATGGAAACGTATTACAGGCTGTTGGAAATGCTTTAGAGGCTGATGGTCAAGGAGAGGTGTCTCTTGAAAAAATCGGTAATGAAATCCAATCAATTGGTAACGTCACTGTAATATCTGGATTAATTATTGATTTTAAAGAGGAAACACAAATTAAATTAGTGATTGCCGGGAATTGGACACAGGCATTGGGTGGACTTACAGCATTAGCAGATGAATTTGAGGATACATCCGATAAAGATGAACACTTAAATATTATAGGAAACTTATTACAAGCAATTGGGAATTCATTACAGGCAATAGGGGGTATTGACGAATTAAAAAGTATCAGAAATGAGGAACAGTCTAATAAAGAAGGTAAAGTAAATGATGTGGAGAAAGATACAAACACTCAGGTAAACAACGAAACTACTGAAAATGAAGAAGGGAAGCTAATAGATATTATAGGAAGTTGGGTTCAAGCGGTTGGTTCTGTAATTTCATTAATTGGACAAATACGTGAAGAGAGTGAGGAATTGGAAGGGAATGATGAATAGAGTAATTTAATAGAACAGTTAAAACAATAATTCTTTTAAAGTGAAAGCAAACAGAATATAGTCCGGCTAGAAAACTAGAGGACACCAATTCATTAAAGCAGTAATTAAAGCTGTTTTAAGAATAGGTGTCCTTTTTATTTTAAAAAAGGGGATGTGGGGAATGAAGGTATTAAAAGATCAATTACGTGAATGGAAAAAGCAATCGAACCAATCAAAAAAGAAAAATAAGAAAAAACGAAAAGAGAAATTTAGCACTCGTGAAATTGAGGATTTAATGGGGATGCATAGACCTTGTTATGAGCGGAGACGTGGAGCTTTAAGACAAAAATAATTAAAAAATAAAAAGGAGTGGTCTTACATGACTAAACAATTATCTTTCTTACCAAAAATCGATAGAACGGCAACCCAAGAGGAATTAGAAGGCGTGTTGGAAAGTATACGTATACATAGACAATTCGGGATGATGCGTAAAGAAATGAAGGTCACTCCTTCTTATGAAATACGTGAGCATGGTCCTACACATGCAGTCGGAAAACCGTTAGAAGATGTTGCTATAGCGAATATTCAACAAAGTAAACGAGAAGAGTGGCTTGAGAGAATGTCAGTACGTATTGATCAGTTTCTAACTCGATTAGGAAACGGACGTGCTGGAAGTATTCAAAGGGATATTATTTATAAACGTTATTTAGAAGAAGAGGATGTATGTGATTACATGGTCTATAACGAAATCGGAATGTCAGAGCGTACTTATCGACGTTGGAAGTCTAAAGCTTTTTATAAGCTTGCTTTTGCACTTGGATTAGAAGTTTACGAGACAGAAGAGACTGGAGGTAATGAATAATGAATTTTGTTCAGCCAATACGTGATCCAGAAGAAATACAGCAGCTAAAAGAGTATTTTAAGGAAAAGAGCTTACGTAATTACATTCTCTTCATTATGGGTATTAATACAGGTCTTAGAATATCAGATATTTTGAAATTAAAAGTAGGTGATGTCAAAGGCAGCCATATCTCTATGAGGGAAAAGAAAACAGGAAAACAAAAACGTATTCAAATTACTGCAGCATTAAAAAGAGAACTTAAATGGTTCATTGAAGAAAGAGAAGATAATGAGTATTTATTACAAAGTAGACAAGGGAAGAATCGTCCTATCGGTCGCAGCATGGCATATAAGATATTAAGTATAGCCGCAGCAGAATTCGGATTAGATGAAATAGGCACACATACACTGAGAAAGACGTACGGGTATCATATGTACATGCAAACGAAAAACATAGCTTTACTCATGGAGATATTCAATCACTCGTCAGAGAAGGTCACATTACGTTATATAGGTGTAAATCAAGATGCAATGGATAAAGCAATGACTAGGTTTAAAATCTAATCATTGCTTTTTTCTTTTTAAATCTAGGGGTATCGCCAGCATTTTTGAAACCCCCCACGCAAAGAGCATACAAAAATTTATACAGTTTTCGACTAATCCAGTAACAAACGAGAACCCGAAAACCCGCACCAAGAGTAGGTTCCCTTGTCAGAGTAAGGGGCCACTTTTTCCTTGCTACCGATAATAGGACGTTATATTAACTAGTTTTGTATAGAATATTCATGTGTTCCTTAGAAAACTAAAGGGCCAATTTATCATTCGCAACTGTACTTGAACTTAGGTTCTGTCTGAATATAAAAAGCATTTCTTACTTGTGCACTCCAATTTGCAAAAGCTGATCTCCATTCAGGAGTGTTAAAGAATTGGTCTACAGTTTGAGTTTCAGAATGCCAAACTATAAATAGGTTAAGTGGGGCAATTCCTCCTGCCCAAATTCCATTATTTACGTCAGTATCTTCTTCCCTTACTAATAATAAGGGTAGACCAAATTGAAAAGCCATTGAAGGTTCTACTTGTGAATAAACTGATCCTACCCAGAATGGAGTTGGTGGTGGAAGAGGTCCTACATTGACGTCAACTGTTTGAATTTTAAAACGACGAAGGTTTACTGCTAACATTCCATAGCTTGATGAAACTAGACGACGAATATCAGTTAAAATGGATTCGGGATAACTTTCACTTAAAGGCAATGTACGTGGAAAAAGCAAAGCATACTCAATTTCTAAAATTAGACGGTTTAGAAATCTTTGTTGGTTGTCATTTAAATGAGTTGTCGTACTTAAAAATATGGGAATACGATAAGCACGGTCAATACACTCTTGATGTGCCGATTCTATTTTTACTTTATTTTTACTTAAAGATTTATGCTCATTATTACTCATTTTCTCACCTCCTTTTTTAATACTATATAGAAAAGTAATTAGTTAGTTTGGACATAATTGCCTTTATGGGAACCTAAAGGTTTTTTCTTACTTAAAAAAACAAGTTATAAAAATTAATACAGGTACTCAAAGAAGGAAAAATTGATAAAATTTAACTTCCAATAACGAGAAATATGTAAATAAGCTGTCCATATGGGCAGCTTATTTACATATTTCCTCATAGTGTAGGTTGTTTTGCAAAATGCTGGTGGTATCCCTATACAGTTACTCATAATTTTCGTACTGTGTAACTCAAAAGAGAAAGTTAAATGAAATCAATGATACCAAGGGTTTCAGCGAAGGGGGCGGTTACACACAATATAAGATATGGGTAAGTGGCAGTATCAAGGTATCGAATGGTGTATATACATAAATATAAAATGCAAGGGGGAGGTAATTGTGATTCATGTTAAATGAAGAACTATTAGAAGTAATAATTAAATACAAAAGGAATACTGGAAGAAATCCTGATATGTTAAAGCTAAATCCAAATTATTTTAGAAATATTCTAGAAGAATTGAATTATCCACATTGGATTATTAAAAAGAAAATGACAGAAATGAAAAAAAGTATATTCGGAGTACCAGTGGAATTAACAGATGCAGTGGAAAAATTTGAGCTATGAAAACGTTGGCAGAGTCGTGACCGCTTTTTGGCAGGAAATGTGTCGGTTATTTTGGAATTAACGTGTTATATTTGTATTGTGGGAAGTGGCGGAAAACACAACTCATTATGTTGTTTTTAAAATTCTAAACGGTTCGTAATGATGGCGCATAAAATCCGAAACCAGCAGATGGTAACGATTGAATGATACCGTTATTAAGGAGAGCTTTTGCTCTTCTTCCAGTTACTTAATAATGCATAAAAAGATTGGTGCAGCAATATTAGGTGATTGGAAGAAGGGTAAAACTTCATTTACCGTAATTAAAATACAAATAAATAATTGATATCAGAGCATCCATAACGGTTGCTTTTTTCTTTGTTATATAGAAATTATACATTAAACGTATTTAAATACTGTTTTAGGTATAACATGAATTGACATCAATGGTACAGATATTAGATGTTAAATGTACCGTGAAACTCTTGGAAATACAATGATGGGAAATTATAATGATATTGGTATATTACGGGAGAAGGCGGAATTGTAGGAGTAAAGGGAATGTGCCCAGGTTGCATACCATATTGACCATATGAATGATATTGAAGTAAATGTTGCCAAGTCGCAGCTGGAGCTACAAAAGCAGCCCTCATCGGGAAGGGATTCATAATATAATCACTCCTAAAGTAGTATTCATGTACTAGGGTATGCGCTTACTGAATATAGATGTGCACAATCTAGGTCTATAAACATAATAATCAATGAACAGAAAAATAGGGTTACTAATCTTATGATGTCTCCATTATGGGTGTTTTATTTTACTATATAGATAGAACAAACATGTGTATAGCAATTATAGCAGGCGCTGCCGTGTTCTGGTTGGCGTCTTGTTTGTCGTTAAGGAAAGGTCAGCCCAAACGTGTTGCATTTTACAAAACAAACTCAACACAAACCAAATATTGTAAAGAAGTTTCAAAAACCATCTAATGTAACACATCATATATTTTGTTACATTAATTTCGATAAAAATAGTGATAGTTAACTAAGTGAAATTTATGCAAGGAAAAGCAGGTGTTCAAGGGGAAAAACAGCGTAAAACCAACGATGTATAAAACATGTTGTAAGTGGAAGTTCTTGAAAGTGCCACAAACGTTGATATGATGGCATATTTCCCGAAAGTCTTGTTTACATAAGTAACCTTATCGGTAGTCATTTTGAATATGTATTCATTTCCCGTGCATATAATAAATTTCCTAACGGATTTTTAAAAATAAGATTCTTTTTCATGGTAATATGGAAGAAAAAGGAGATGACGCATTGGTTACTAAAGATATAACTAAAAAATTAAAAGAATTGAAAGTTAATGGCGCGAATATTGATTTCTCCGACGCATTCGTAAGGTTAATTGAGAATACGAAGAAAGAATGGATTAATGCTACAGAGTCTATAGATATTACAGAGTGGACATGGGGAGTGTTAGTCACTTCGCGTGAGAAAAAATGGATTTGAAATGGGTGTTCCCGTTGATGTAGTTGCGATAATCGAAGAAGATGACAAGTCAATTCAAGGTACAATCATTCTTGAAAATATGGAAACTGAATCGAGTAGTGATTTGTATAAAGAGGAACTGCGTTTTATTGGCGTGAGTAAATTAGATGGATACGATGCTGAAGTGAAGCCATCTGATGACAATGTAATGCCATCATGGCAACCGTGGTTTTAATGATTAATAAGAAGATTTTCTTAAAGTAGCGAATTCGCTGCTTTTTTATTTTGTAAAACGATTAGCGTGAGGTGGTGTAAATGGAAGAAGGTAATATAAACGTTCCTACATGCTCTGTTTGTAATGAACCCTGCATGTGGACATTAAAAATGCCATTAACTATTACTCATTTTGATAAAACATATCTCCGTGAAGCAAATACGGATAATGCTCATATATGTATTGAGTGTTTGGAGAAGGAAGTACAAACAATTGGATAAGGGGGCAGGTGTTATGTAATTATGGCCAGACAACGAAGTCCAGACCGTAACAAAGCGTATGAAATATTTAAAGAACATAACGGTGATATTACGAATCGTAAAATTTCCGAATTGTTGTCTACATCCGAAAAAACTGTAAGTGAAAAAACGGTTGGTGGATGGAAATCCAAAGATGGATGGATAGACCAATTAAATGGAGTACTCCGTAAAAATGAACGGAGTACTCCAAAGAAAGATACGGAGTACTCCAAAAAGAAACCAGGAGCACCCAAAGGTAATAAGAATGCTGTAAACAATCGCGGTGGAGCTAAAAAGGGCAATAAAAACGCTGCTGGTAATCCCGGAGGTTCTGCTCCATTGCGTAATGGTAATGCTGCTACTCATGGTTTATATAGAAAGTATTTACCAAAAGAATTATATGATTTAAAAGAAGAGCTAGAGGAAGCGATTAACAATGATCCTTTATCGATTCTATGGGAAAGTATAATGTTGCAGCACGCTCAAATCATTCATGCTCAACGTATTATGTTCGTTAATAATAAAGAGGACATGACAAAGGAACTAAGAAAGAAAAAACTTAGTGAAAGCGGATTTGAAGAAGAGTGGGAAATTCAATTTGCTTGGGATAAGCAAGCGAGTTTTTTAAATGCTCAATCTAAGGCCCTTTCTACTTTGTCTGCTCTTATTAGAGATTTTGACAGATTAGCAAATATAGATGATGAGCGACGTGCCAAACTTGAATTTATCCAGGTTCAAATCGACAAAATTAAATCTAATACTAATAATGATGATAACAATATTGATCCAGTTGTCATTGTAGATAATGTCAGTGGTGATTTAAATGTCTAAAAAGCAAATCGGTGAAATACTGCCACCGGCATTTCATCAAGTTTGGTTAGCTCGTAAATGTGAATCGATATTAAAAATCGTTTGTAAAGGCGGGCGTGGTTCGGGTAAATCTACTGATATATCCATTTGTATTGTTATGGATCTTATTCAGTTTCCTATTACAGTGCTTTGCATACGTAAAGTAAAGGATACAATAAGGGAATCTTGCTATGAGCAAATAAAAGAAGCTATAGAAATACTAGGTGTAGAGCATTTATTTCGTTTTAAAGAAAGTCCAATGGAAATCATTTATAAGCCGCGTGGAAACAAAATGATATTCCGTGGCGCTGATGACCCTGCAAAAATCAAATCTATTAAGATAGCAAAATATCCAGTTGCTATTGCATGGTTTGAAGAATTGGCCGAATTTAAATTAGAAGAAGATGTTTCTACAATAGAAAAATCTATTTTGCGTAAAGAATTACCGAATGGATTGCGATATAAAATGTATTACTCATACAACCCACCGAAGAGAAAACAATCCTGGGTTAATAAGAAGTTTGAAACGCAATTCAGACCAAAGAATACATTTGTACATCATAGTACATACCATGATAACCCGCATATTTCTAAGCAGTTTGTAGAAGAAGCAGAAGAAACGAAAAGGCTGAAACCGCAGCAATACGAACATGAATATGAAGGGAAACCGACAGGCAGTGGTGTTGTTCCATTTAGTAACCTTAAATTCAGACGTATTACAGATAAAGAAATTAAAACATTTGATACTATACGTCAAGGAATTGACTGGGGTTATGGGAATGACGCGCTGTCTTTTGGTCGTATGCATTATGACAAAACACGCAGGAAGCTTTATATATTTGGTGAAATACATGGTGTTAAAATCAGTAATCGTTCATTAGCTGAAAAGATAAAGAAACTCGGCTGGGATGATGTTGAAATAATTGCGGATTCTTCTGAACCAAAATCAATCGATGAAATGAAAAACGATCATGATATTAAGAAAATCAAGGGTGCAATTAAAGGGCCTGGTTCTGTTGAATACGGAGAAAAATGGTTAGATGATTTAGTAGAAATCATAATTGATCCTGAGCGTTGCCCAAAAACTGCAGGTGAATTTGAAAATATTGATTATGAAGTTGATAAAGATGGTAATCCGAAAAACAGATTACAAGATAAGGACAATCATAGTATCGATATGACTCGTTATGCATGTGAGGACGATATGAGTAAACGTAAAGTAGTTATGGGTGGAAAGGTTAAAAGAATGTAGTCGAGCATTTATTGTTCGGCTATTTATTTTGCTCTATTAATAGAAGAAAGGAGGACATACAAAGGATATGAGCGACAAGAAAACCATAAATAATGTAAAAGTAATTAGCGTTAATAAAGCTGCAGATGATCCAAAAAATAAGGAAGATAACAGCAAACAAATGGCAGTTGACCCATTCGCACAAATATATGGAGATAAGGGATTGGTTAAGCCCCCTTATGATATGAAGGTACTGATGGATATAAAGGAAAGTAACCCTATTCATTCTGCTTGTATTAGTGCCAAAGTGGATGATATTGCAGGTGTCGGTTTTGACTTCGCACCTTTTGAAGAAGTGAAAGAAGCAGCGAGCCAGGAGCAATATGAGATGCTAAAAAATTTCATGCGGAAGTGCAACCCAGAAATGACAAGTTCAGAAATTCTTAGAGCTGTATGGGAGGATTATGAAACAGTTGGCTGGGGCATTATTGAAGTTGTTCGTGATAATAAAGGTGAAAGTCCGGTAGAGCTTTATCATATACCAGGACATACAGTACGTGCTCATAAGGACAAAATACGCTTTGCTCAAATTGTAAACAATAAAGAAATCTGGTTTAAAAAGTTTAATTATCCAAATGATTATCATCTTGCTGATGGTAGGCCTTTAGGTGCAGATGATCTTGCAGGAAATGGAACAGAAAAAGCCGGAGAAGTAATTGTTATTCGTAAATTTGGTTCTCGTTCTTCTTATTATGGAATACCTAATTACGTTAGTTCTATAGGTTCAATAGTGGGTTCACAAGCAGCAAGAGATTACAATATCGACTTTTTTACAGGTAAAACCATCCCGGATTCCATTTTATTTCTTGAGGGAGTCGATGAAGTAGATTCTGGAACAGAAAATGAACTGAAAGCATTCTTCTCTGCAGAAACAAAAGGAGAACATCATAAATTAGCCGTTGTACCTGTGCCAGATGGTGCGAAAGCAAGGTTAGAAAAGATTAGTCCAGATGTAAAAGAAGGTAGTTTCCGTTTATATAAACAGGATAGCGCAATGGAGATATGTGTGGCCCATCGTGTACCGCCTTATCGTATCGGCTGGGCTATGACAGGTTCATTGGGGCAAACAACTGCTAAAGAAATGAACGAGATGTACAAGCGCTCTATTATAGAGCCTGGTCAAGAAATCCTAGAGCATCGATTGAACAATCAATTGTTCCGTGTATTCGCTGAAATACTAGGTAGTTTAGATTGGCATTTCAAATTAAATGAAATTGATACGGATGACCGTGAAGCGGATTTAAAGTATGCAAAAGACAGTTATGAAGGTGGAATATTAAAACTGAATGAGTCCCGTAAGGTAGTAGGTTATGAACCTGTACCAGAAGGGGATAAATTCTTTGATGGTACAACTGAATCTTCTCTACCGGAACCAATTGCAAAAGCTGCAGATAATGAGCAAGATAACTTAATTGCTATTAATACATTTAGGGAAAAGCATGAAGAAATAGAGAAAGCTATGCAAAAGAAGGTAGCTGATTTTTTTCTGAACAGGGAAAACGGCTCTTAAACCTGCTTCCCGTAATTCGTATTAATAAAGCAGATGAAGAATTTGTTCCTGTAATTAATGAAGCAGAAGTTGATGAATTTCTTGATAGTATTGATTGGGATGAGGAACGACAAATGTTTGTCGATGAAGTCACGGACACACTACAGGATGATGTAACAGAGTTTGTACAGAGTACTACAGCTTCTAACGGTTTAACCTGGATGGTATTAGATCCAATTGGTGACGTTGCTGCAAAATGGGTAGCTACTTACGCTTTTGAATTAGCAAAGGGAATCCATGAAACCACTAAAGATAGATTAAGAGAAACAATGCTAAAGAATCTTAGTGAGGGAATGGGTGTCGATGCATTAAGTGTTTCCATTGCAGATGTAATGTCAGAAGCGAGCAACTACAGAGCGATGATGATTGCACGTACAGAAACTACATATGCAATGAATTACGGCAATTTAATTGCTTATAAGGGCGCAAATAGAAACAAGAAAACATGGCTTACAGGAAACGATGAGCGTGTTTGTAAAGAATGTGGTGGTTTACATGGGGAAACGGTAGATATTGATGATCTATTTAGTAATGGAAAGATGTGCCCACCAGCTCATCCGCATTGCCGATGTACTATGATTTCAGAAGAGTAATAAAATACACCTATTTAATTGGGGTTTCATCGTCAAAACGTATAAGGCTTTAAATTGGCTGCTATGCGTTTTGACAGTGGAACCCCAATATTTATAGGGAAGGAGGTAAAACGATGGGATACGAACTAAAAAACGCCAATATCAGCTATGTTTCATTAGTTACAAAAGGCGCTAATGGTCGTCAATTCGCCATTATGAAAAGCGAATCTGCTAAACAACCAAATATATCAAAGCAAGTTCCAATCCTTAAAACAGAGGAAGAGAAGCAGCTTGTTACAGGTGTAGTATATGAACCTGATGTAGAAGATTCACACGGGGATAAAATGACAGCAGAAGAAATTGAAAAGGCTGCTTATACCTTTATGGAGAATTACCAACACATTGACAAGCAACATGATGAAATCGCTGGTAAAGGGACAGTTGTTGAAAACTGGATTGCTAAAAGTGATATGACAGTAGGCGAACAAGAAGTACAAGCAGGAACATGGCTTATGACTGTTCGTGTTGATGATGCAGACACCTGGGAAGAAATTAAAAAAGGTGAAGTTACCGGTTTTTCTATGGGTGGATTTGGTGAACGAGTAGAAATCGCCAAGACTGATGATTTTACTCATGAAGATAAAGGCCTTATTCGAAAGATGTTAGATTTCGTTAAAGGTGAAACTCACAAAATCACAAAAGGCGAAGTAAAAGACCGCTTTATTGATGAAAAACAAAAGCGTGATTTACGAGCTGTCTTTAATTTGTTTGAAGATGTGTTCTATTGGGAGATTTGGGAAAGTAATCCCGATATCGATCGTATGGTAGCTGCTCTTGATGATATGAAGGACATACTTTCTTCTATTAAAGGTGGTTATACCATTGCGAAATCAGAAGACAGTGTACAAGCAGAAAGCATTGTTTTAGAAAGTATTAAAAAAGCGGGTAAAGTATTATCCCAAAAGAATCATACAAAATTAGATGAAGCATTAGCTTTAATTACTGAAATAAAAGAAGCTGCTTCACCACAGGAGGAAGATGAAATGAAAGCAGAAGATATTGCAGAGATTGTTAAACAAGCAGTAGAACCACTAGCTACTAAGTTAGAAAAGATTGAAAAACAGGTGAATGGTGAAGAGGTAGAACCGACGCCAGAAGAGCAAACAGAGGAAGAAAAAGCTGCAGCAGTTATTCAAAAAGCATTAGAACCAATTACAAAGCGAATTGAAAATATCGAAAATGCTGCTTCTATCCGTAAAGGTTTAGATCCAGATGAAGAAGTTACACCAGGACAACAACCAATAAAAAAATCAGTATTCTCAAATTTAAATTTGTAATATAAGGAGGAATAAACAATATGAACAATCAACAATTATTAAATCGTTTATCTAAAATTGAAAAGACAATTACTACAGGTTCAGTTTCTTCTGGTTTATTAAATCCAGAGCAAAGCAAAGAATTCTTTAGAATGGCATTTGACGCAACACCATTCTCTCAATTACATCGAAAAGAGATGCGTAAAGCAAAACAAGGTGTACTTGATAAAGTTGGTATTGGCGGCCGCATTCTACGTAAGAAAACAGAAAATAAAGATGAGGATTACCGTGCAGGTGTTACTACATCAACTATTCCATACAATACAAAAGCACTCCGCCTACCTTGGGAAATTACAGAAGAAACTCTTCGTGAAAATATTGAAGGTGAAGGTTTTGAAGATACAGTAATGACTCTTATGTCATCTCAAACGGGGGTTGATTTAGAGGATTTACACTGGAATGGTGATATTGAATCATCGGATCCATTCTTATCAATTAACGATGGTTGGTTAAAGAAAATCTTAAAATCTAAAGAATCGCATATTATTGACCACGCTAAATTAGTGACTGGTACAGGAGAAGAAGCAAAAGCAAATGGATTTGGTAAAGGTTCAATCTTTGCGTTATCTGGTGTTATGCCAAACAAATATAAGAATAGTAATCTACGTTGGATCATGTCGCCAAATCGTAGAGAAAAATGGATTGAGTATTTAACAAATCGTCCTACAGGTGCTGGTGACGCTGCATTACTTGGAGCAGGAGATCAAGTTAATAAACCGATGGGATACGGAATTGTTACAGTTCCTTCTTTAACGGATGATGTTATTATTCTTGCAGATCCACGTAACTTTATTGCTGTTAATACATACGAAACTCGTATTCGTAAAACAACAGAAGGTAAATCTGCAGTAATGGAAGATAAACGATTCTATGTAATTCACTTTGATGATGATGCTGTAATTCAAGAATTGGATGCAGTAGCAATCCTAACAAATATTCCGGATACGTTTGGAGCTTAATATCCAGGCGTATTTTTTATGGTAATAAACCCTTTGTTATTAGGGTTTTGAATGTATACTTTTTTAATATTTTCTTGTTTTTAACGGAAAACGAGACAGAACCAATAAAACCAACAATACGAATGTAAACTTTCATTGATTAGTTTACATTCGTATTTTCAATGAGAAAAAACACAGCAATGACCTAGGCTATATTGTGAATGCTCATAGTACTATATGTTGGATATCAAAAACGTGTTAAAAAGTAAACTTTTAATAATTAGTTTACATTCGTGAAAGGGGTGTTAATTATGAAAGTAGTTACGCTGCGATTAGGTGGTACTTATACCGCTTATGGACAAAAGTTTAAGAATGGCCAAGAAGAAACAATAGCAAATGATAAAGCTGATTACCTTGTAAGTACTGGACATTTTGAACTTGTAAAAGAAGTCGATAAGAAGGAGAAAGAAACATAATGGATATTACCTTGCAGGACATTAAAGACCGCGTAAATGTACAGAAGATGCCTGATACAGTTATTCAAGAACTAATAGATTACTATGCGGTTATTGCTAGAAAGTATTTACGAGTAAAACCGGAGAATCCAATGAAAGAAGTCATTCAAACAAGCAAACTAGCTTGGATTTCTTTTCCTGCTGAATCTATAGCAAAAGTAACTCATGTTAGTTCGAAACAAGATATGACCGATTCTATTACTGTAAATGGGCGTATTGTTTATGGTTTATCCGAAAATCAGTTATATGAATTCGAATATAAGATACAAGATTATGATGATCTGCAGGTACTTATGAAGAAATGTATTATTGATTTGGTTGTTTCTGCAGTAGTTCGCGCTAACTTACAACGAAAAGGTATGAAGACATCGGAGAGTATAGGGGATTATTCGTACCAGATTAGCCCAGAAACGCTAGATGAACCAGCTACGAACAATAAGATACTCAATGGTTTAAAAGGCTTTAGAGCAAGAGTTAAGCCGGTGATGGCCACATGAACGAAATGTATTTCGATGATGGTGGAATGGATGATTTATATATTCATGAGGTAGTTGTAAAACGAAAAATGAAAAAGAAACAATCCTCTGGTAATTATGCAGAAACAGAAGAAGACATTTATGAGAATATGACTTGTCGTGTAACTACTAATTCTGCTGCTGATAATGAAAGGTTTAAGCGTGATAAACAAAATTTTGATACAACATTTAAGATATATGCGCCTGCTTCTTACAAAATTAAACCTAATGATCGTATTCATTTCAAAAGTGAAGAATTAGGTGTTGATTATACGTTTGAAGTTAAAGGAGAACCGCGCAATCCTGCGTTTATGAATCACCACATTGAAATTTATTGCGAAAAGGTATGATTCTATATGGCTAATTCAGTAGAAATTGAGTATTCAAGCAATATGGAGCAAATCAAGACGCATATTAACGCTATGTGTGTTGAAAAGGTCACAGCAGCATCTATTCATTTACAAAATCAAGTGAAGAAGAATCTCACGGGTAGCCGTAGCGGTAAACAATACAAAATACCTCATACGAGTCGTAAATATACTGCTTCTAAACCAGGTGAAGCTCCTGCTGTTCGTACCGGTGACTTGTTAAATTCGATTAAATACAATGTTAAACGGTCACAATCAGAGGTATTGGGTGCAGTAGGAAGCGACTTGCAGAAAGCAATATGGCTTGAAACTGGTACGAGTCATATGGAAGCCCGCCCATTCCTATTAAAAGCGTTTGAAAAAGAACGCAGAGAGCTTAAAAGAATGATGGGAGGGTAATTGTATGTCTAATGCTATTGCAGCTATTAGAATGCTTGTAGAGAACGATGAAATAATAAAAGCTAATCTATCAGAATATGGTGAAGGCGAGGACAAAGGCCCTGCTCTTTCATTCCAAACTGCACAAGATGATATGGAAATGCCTTATGTAGTTATGAGAATTGAAGCAGATAATCCCGATGATGTTGAAATTATAGATCGTATGATTCTAAATTTCGATGTGTATTGTGATAATGGGGATTATGATAAGGCAAAGTTAATTGCTACACGTATTGAAAAGTTACTAGATAGAGAAGTTGGTTTAAAAGATGATGGGATACTTTCTATACATCGAGCCGGTAAACTGCCGGTACCGGATGAAGATCCATCTATCATTCATATAAATGCGAAATTTCTTGTCCGAACCATGCGAACGGACTTGTATTAGGGGGTAGGACAAATGAGTTGGAAATTAATTAATGGTGTCCGTGAAGGGACTACTGATAATTTTGTTATTGGCCCTGGTGTCATGTACAAAGGTTTTAAAAGTGTAAAAGAATTAGGTGAGCTTGTAGGAGCGACTACAGGCGGAACTAAAGTAGGTTTTGATCGTGAGTATTATGATGCAGATATTGATGGTGTACTAGGTAAAATGGTGCGTGGTAAGTGGTTATTAAAAGATGAACCACATGTAGAACTTACATTAGTAGAGTTTACAAAAGAAAACCTGCAGTTAGCTTTACCAGGGATGACGGTAGATAGTACAACTGAAACAGATTACGATATTATGAAACCTTCAAATGATATTCCGGATTCAAACTATCATGATATTGCACTCATTGGTATGATTTCGGGTAGTGAGCTACCAGTCATTTTTGTAATTCGTAATGCAATGGTAGTTTCATCTATTGAAGTAGATCTAAAAGACGGTAAAGGAACGGTTGGTTTGAAATGTAAATTTATCGGTCATTACAGTGAATCTGCACCAACTACACCACCATACGAAATCTATTTACCAAAGAAAAAGAAAGTAACAGTACAAAAAGCACCGGCTACCGCATAAATGGTAGTCGGTTTTCTATTGCATAAAACGAGCTGAATACAAAAAAGGAGCGGACAAAATGACTTCTATATTAGAAAAAATGATGAATATCGGTACAGAAATTACAATCTTAGGTGAAAAAGTAACAATGCGACGATTAAATGTAACGGACGTTTGGCGATTCGCTAAGATTATTTCGAAGGTTGGACGCAACGCAATAGTTAACTTTGCTGATTTCGGTAAGGATAAGCAAGCAATGGATGAACTAACTAAAGCAGCAGAATCTCTTCCAGAAGAAGAAAAACAAGCACAATTAGTTGCACTTAAAGAAAAGCAGCAACAAAAAGGATTAGAATTTGCTTTCCGTGTTCTAACGATGATCCCTGCTTGTGAGGATGATTTTACAGAGTTCTTTGCTAGTTTATTAAAAGTGAAAGCAGAAGAGTTTAGACAGTTCCCTCCGGAAGCAATGGTTGCTGTTATACAGGGCCTATTAGAAAGTGAAGACTTAATGACTTTTTTCAACCAGGTCAAGGGACTCGTGAAAGTTCAGAGCGAGAAATGGAGCCAATCAGCAGCGGCGCCGAACCTAGCGTAAATGAAAATTCAGATGAATATTTAGAGGAAGCCGAACAAAATATGTTACGTGCTTTCGATAAAATCCAAAAACGGTATGGATGGACAGATGATTATGTCTTATCAATACCGTATTCGCGTTTAATGGACCTGTTTTCTTTAATTGCACGAGAAGAGCAGCAAGAAGAACTAAATGAGTGGAAGAAGATGGCGTTCATTGGCTTTCAAACTCGTCAACTTGAAGAAGGTACTACTTTTAATGATTATCTTCAAGCCTTTGGACTAACTGACACCCAGGACGATAAAGAATCATCTTATGAAATGGGTGAAGTATGGACGAAAGAAGAGTGTGAAGCGCATGTTGCTCAAATCATGGCTCACTTCCAAGAAGACGATGAAGAATAAAATGGTTATCGGCCCCGTGAAAGGGGGTGCGTAAATGTTAGCTGAAATGTTCCAACTGTTCGGAACGATTGGTATTAAAGCAGAAGGCGCTTATAAAGATTTACAACAATTCGAAGATCGTGTACAAAAAACTGCAAATGGAATGCATGATAAGTTTCAAAAAGCAGGGGAATCAATTAGCCATGTAGGTAGCAAGATGCAAGAAACAGGCGCAAATATGACCGCAGGTGTTTCATTGCCTTTAGCTGGTATTGGTGCTGCTGCTGTAAAAGTAGCGTCTGATTTTGATGCTTCTAACAGAAAGCTAGAATCTACACTTGGTTTATCAAAAGAAGCTACAAAAGAGCTTGGTAATGTTGCAAAAGATACCTGGAAAGATGGATTTGGAGAAAGTATTCAAGAAGTTGATGAAGCTGTAATACAAGTAAGTCAAAACATGAAGAATCTTTCTTTCGATGAAATGCAGGGAGCTACGCAGAACGCTATGACTCTTGCGAAAACTTTTGACACGGATGTGAATGAGGTTACACGAGGGGCCGGACAGCTTATGAATCAGTTCGGTTTAGATGCAAAAGAGACATTTGACCTTTTAGCTTCTGGTGGACAAGCAGGATTAAACTTCTCAAATGAAATGTTTGATAACATTTCCGAATACGCGCCTTTATTTAAACAAGCAGGATTTTCTGCAGAAGAGATGTTTACCATTATGGCAAATGGAACGCAAGATGGTTCATATAATCTCGATTACATAAACGATCTTGTGAAAGAGTTCGGTATTCGTGTACAAGATGGGTCAAAAGGTGTAACAGAAGCTTTTGCAGAAATGAGCCCAGAAACTCAAAAGGTTTGGGACAATTTCAATAAAGGTAAAGGAACTTCTGCAGATGTATTTAATGCCGTCTTAGGTGATTTAGGTAAGATGGACGATAAAGTAAAAGCAAACCAGCTTGGTGTTGCTGTATTCGGTAGATGATACATTGTGCCGAAGTAAAATTGCGGTATTAAGCAAGAAGGGTGAGATTCCTAACTTGAACCGAAGGCTATACTAAGTATAGTCAGGGGCAGAGCATAGAAGGTGAAAAGATATAATCCTTCCACGAGACCGCGACACTTTAAGTGAAAACATATGCCGAACTTGCACTAATATGAAGTGCAAGAAGTAGAGGATAAAAAGCCTTTACGATAACACATGACAAAATGGGAAGACATGGGTGCAGAAGCTGTATTAGGACTAAATAACGCCGATGGTGCATTACAAAACGTTGATGGCAGCATGAAAAAAATGCAGAAAACGCAGCAAGAAGCTTTTGGTGTTCGTTGGCAGAAACTTGCTCGTACCACAATGGCATCATTAGAACCGTTAGGACAAGCTATTCTAGATATTGCAGAAGTGGCACTCCCTCCAATCATTAAAGCAGTAGAAGTTGCTGCAAAGGCATTTAGTTCAATTCCTAAGCCCATTCAAATTGGTATTGTAGCAATTTTAGGTATGGTTGCTGTATTAGGACCGTTAATTGCCATGATGGGCTTTATGACAAGTGGAGTAGGTGCATTTGTTGGCTCGTTTAGATTCCTTGTACCAGTATTAACAAAAGTACCAATGCTATTTACAGGGATACTAAAGGTTGGCCCTAAACTTATTGGTATGTTTGGTGGAATAGGAAAGGCCCTAGCACTGTTGGGCAGATCCATGATGACTTTACTGATGAATCCTTGGACGATTGCCATACTAGCAATTGTAGGATTAGTATATCTGATTTATAAAAACTGGGATGACATTGTTAAATATACCAAACAAGCTGTTAAATGGGTTGGTGATGCCTGTTCTAAGGCTTGGGACGCAACCGTAAAAGGTGCGAAATCCGCTTGGAATGGTTTAGGTAAGTTCTTCTCTGGATTCTGGGAAGGTACGAAAAAATTATTCAGTTCTGCAATGTCATTCATAGGTAAAATATTTTCTAAAGCTTGGGATGGTTATGTAAAAGTAGTTAAATTTTATTTTAGCTTAATGAAAAATATAATTGAATTCGGTTGGAATGCTATAAAATTCATTTTCAAATTTGCCTTAGATGGATTAAAAAAAATTGTAGATGGTACATGGAAGTTCATTAAGAATAGTGTCCAAAAAGCTGTTAACACTTGGAAAAATATATTTAACACTGGATGGAATATTATTAAAAGAATTTTCTCTATAGCTTTAGCTTTAATAAAGCAGTACGTAAAAACCGAATTCGAAAAAATGAAAAATACAATTTCCAGTGTTTTTAATACGATTAAGGATATTGTAAAAAAAGCCTGGGACGCAATTAAATCAACCTTTACTACAGTATTAAAATTCTTAAAAGATTTTGTGAAATCTTCTTGGGAATCTATTAAAGATACAATTTCTAGCGTTATGAACACAATTAAAAATGTGATTCAATCAGCTTGGAATTTTATAAAGTTCATAATCATTAGTGCAGTACGTGAATTTGTTGGGTTTGTAATTACTAATTTCAACAAATTATATAACACAATAACCGATGTTGTTGGCGGTATAAAAGAATTTATTGTTAGTAGCTTTAAAACTATAAAAAAAGCAATCACTGGTGCATTTACAGGGGTTGTAGATACTGTTAAAGATGTATTTAGTAAGGTTGGTTCTATAGTAAAAAACGTAGCAAAAGATGCAATTAGTTGGGGAAAAGATATTATCGCAGGTATCGGTGAAGGTATGTCCGGCATGGCAGATTGGCTTGTAAAAAAAGCTAAAGGCGTTGTTTCGGGAATACCTAAAGCCGTATTGAAGTTCTTTGGTATCCGAAGCCCATCCCGGTTAATGATGGAATACGGGGGCTATATTACAGAAGGTCTTGGTGTAGGGATGGAAAAAATGATTCCTGCAGTAGACAAAGCTTCTGAACTATTAAATAAAGCTGTCGTTCCACCTAAACCAATGAAACTAGTGACCGATGTATCTAATCAAATTGGACAAATGGGCGCACGTTCTGCTGATTTAATTGGTAAAACTGCACATCCATTTGCTGGACAAACCCACGTTGAGAAGAAAACGGATAATGGCGTAACAATTCAAAATGCTACATTTAAAGTCGCTGTTGAAAAACTACAATCTGCAGACGACTTTGTAAAAATGAGAAAGCTGCTACAAAACGTAGTTGCTGATGATCTAATGGGAATGGCGGTGCGAAATGTATGAGTATATTAAAAACATTGCATAGAAGAGCTGGTTCATACCATCTCTTAGGAAAGGCTGCAGAGTTAAAAGACACAATAAGATATACCATTGATTTCTCATGGCCAGGGACATATAACTTTTCGTTTTTGTCCCAGGTTCCTATTGGTTCTGATGGAATGCTGCCGAATAAATACTTTGTTGTTCGGGTTAATGGGATTGAGAGATTCAGAGCACGAGGTCCTTATGATTGGGAAGCGAGAGAAATCTTTGTAGGTGCAGGTCCACAAACGATTGAATTTACAACAATCGGTTATGGATCTTCTGATGTAGCATATATACGCGACGTACATTACTATGCTTTTGGGCATGTACCTAATATCGAAAAGATTGAACAAACAAAATTACCGAAATCACTAGACGGCTTAAAAACTTATAATGTCATGCACGGATATCCTCGTTACCAGAGTGCGGGGAATAAAGGCTGTGAAGTTGAATTCACGGCTCTATTCAATGATATCAGTCATTGGCGTGATTTCATGAGGGAAATATATCGCCCTCATATTATTACGGGTGATTATGGTACCTATGGGGGTATTATCTCGCCGAATGAAGTAGATGCAATACGAAAAGGAACGCTAGTCATAGCAAAATGTAAATTAATATCTATGTCACAAGCAGGAGTAGGAGTTGATGGGATGTGAGAGAAGGATCTATTTCTTTAATTAGAATGTTGGGGAGCTATTTCCAAGTGGGGAATAACTCCCCTAATTTAATTGTTTATATGAAAAGAAGAGACTCTTCTTCTTACGTACAAATACAACACCGTGTAATAGGCTTAGAAGTGCAGGAGAACGCAGATCAGTTTGCTAGTACATTTACTATTACCTTTGCGAATGAATACGGTCAAATGGCTCCTGATAACTGGTATGGTAAGTTCTCTTCTATTTCGGAATGGTTTTATAACAGCGAGGTAACAAATACAAACCAGCTATATCCGCAGACTGAATTTAAAGTGTCTATTGGCTACGGTGAAGAAGCTTTGCCGTATATACATGGTTTTGTATCTGATGTAAAGGTAAATGCCGAAAGTGGCACGATTTCAGTTACCTGCACTACATCCTATAAGAAGGTTTTACATAAATCAGTAATCCCAACACCTGGATCAGATGAAATTGTTGCACCTACCGGTAATGTTTATGATGTTGTGAAGTTCTTCTTCCAAAAAGCTGGAGTTGTCCTTCATGGTAACAGAGTAAATATTCCTGGAACCAATCAAAGTTGGATTGTTGAAGGAGCAACCGGTAAAAGATTTCAAAAATGGGATGAAATTGTTCGCGATATTATAGATACAACATTCCACTACATTAAACACGAACCAGACGGAAGTTGTACATTTATGAAAATGCCAGATTATGCAATTAATGAACCTGCAAAGTTTAGTTTTAGAGAAGGGGAAAATCTTATCTCTTTAGATATGCAGCTAACTGACCAGGATATAAGTAACAGTATTGTTGTTAAATGCGGAGATTACGCAAACGGATTTCTTAATTCGTTTCTATTAAAAAATGTATCGCAGGGTGATTTACGAGAGGAAATGATAGAAGTTCCCTGGGCGACAACGTTCTTTGCAAGAAGAGCGGTTGCTGCAGCTTATCATTTAAAAGCAATTCAGAAGTTCAGAACATTAACAGTAGCAGTAGTTGGTGATCCAAGGATTCAATTATTTGATGTTATTTCTGTTTACAATAGAGATTCTGGTCAACAGTGGAATTACTTTGTTAAAGGGATTAATACAATGATTTCTGCAGACGATGGATTCTATCAAACTTTAGATTTAACTGTTAACTATGGGTATGAACCTGCTCCTTATACAGATATAACCGGTATTACAGTAAATGTAGATACATTACGTTTAAAACTTTGGGATTGGGATTTAGAGGATGGCGATTTATTAAATATTTACTGTAATGATAAATTAATCGAAGAAAATTATTTCATCCGGAACAATCCGACGTATGTTGATATTCCACTTGAATACGGCGTGAATATTATCGTATTTGAAGCAGTACGAAACCCAAAAGGGATTCTTACAGGACGTTTGCAAGTACTGGATACGCAGAATAATATCTTATTTGATTATGGTTCTTTACCAGATTTATCATTTCCTCGGGTAAATCAAGATGCAAATCACTATTATATCCAGCGTCCAGCCAAAACATGGTCTGTTACGCGCGTGAACTAGGGGTGATTCTATGATAATGCAAAAAAACTTATATGATCCAATCATGTATTTGATGAAAGGATTAATTGACAGGCAAATATATACCGGTGGTAAACCAATGCCTGGTAATGACCCAAACGATGTATTTAAAGAAGGTATGACAGAAGGTTACACCCTCATTCGTGATGGCGCTCGTTTGTCTGCAGTTGATGGAGATAAATATTTACACTACGATTTAGCTTTTAACGCACAAGGTATGTTAGAAAAAGTTCTTATCTCCCATAAAGTAACCGGAAAAGAGATGGAGATACAATTAATATATAATGCACAAAAACAATTGGAACGTGTGCAGCCGCGACTTCTTAATAAAGGTAACGGTATTCTATCTGATTTACCAATTCCCGATGTGTCGTAATGATGCACGGGAATTTTTTAATACACGAAAAAGGGTGATTGCTCTTGTTTGAAACAACCTATTTAGCCGGTGGCCGATTAGATCCACCTTTTCATCCGACTAAAACAGAACCATTCATACCTGGTTTCATTATGGATTCCACATCATTTAAAACGGATGAAGTGAAATATACATTACCTGCAGATATGGAGATTTACGCAATTAGTGTTAGTTCTTCCATTTACGAATTAGATGATAAATGGGATTTAATCGTAAACGGGCAAACCGTTTGCCAAGATATTTATACAAAGCGGCTTCCGGAAGGGATGCACTTTATGGTTTATAAAGCAGTTAAAGCAGGAGACACAATTGTATTTCGATTCCATAACCAAGGGATTCTTGATAAAACAGTTTGGTTTGAATTGCACTTTTTAAGATAAGGGGGCGTATTGATGAGTTTTGCTGTTACCTATATGGCTGGTGGAAGATTCGACGCACCTTACTTCCCAACAAAAACAGAGCCATTCATACAAGGGCGAAGAGTTGGTATTCATGATGAAATTCATGTAGATACGTTTTCATTACCATTCGAAACAGAAATGATTGCTTTTTCTGTTGCTGCTTCACATTACAGTGACTCGGACTACTGGAATTTATTTATTAATGGCCAACAAGTATTTAAAGAGGTGTATGTAAAAGATGTGCCGGAGGGATTTAATTTCTTCATTGTAAAACCTATACCTGCTAATGCAGAGCTAAAGTTCGAATACCACAATGCATCCGCAGAGAAAAAGGCTATATGGCTTAATTACCAACTATTAAGAGATTAGGAGCGTGTAATAGATGGCATACGTTGAAAAAATGTATACAGAAGGCGAATTCCAAGACGAAATTGTTAAATTGGTAATCGCTAACGGATGGAAGAAAGTAAAATCATTTTTCAGAGCTGTTTATCCAGATATGGAACAGAAATCTGACGATGATACAAAATTTGAATTCGGCATGAGTAAGCACATGTTAGTGAAGAACAATAGCGGTTCTATTTATGGGATTGCTCAAATTTCAAAATGGTCACTTAAAAAGTCAGAGATTAAATACAACTTCACAAATGAAGAAGGAAAGAAAGCTTTTGCCGAAGACGGTAAAAAACGTCTAGAAAGTGGCAGGGATCGTTCTTGTTTTTATGTTTATATGATTGAAAAAGAACCAAGCGTTGTTGATGAAGGTATACTTGTTCTTCCTTATGAATCTAATAAATTTGAAAAAATATTATTAGATGTGGAATTAACTAAGATAACAGTTACTACAAAAGCAAGTCCAGGTGGTGGCGGTAGTACTTACAAAATTTACTCTTACGATGAAGCGGAGACACAAGTCATGATGTCCCCTTGGGTAAAGGTAACATTACGAAATACGAATTTACAAGGTATCAACGCTCAAACAAATTGGTGGCCGGATTCATTGGTCCGGATTAATGGCCAAGTTGATGAAAGCCGTGTTGTTTTATTAATACAAGCTGATAATACACCAGCCTTTGAAAACAACGTAGTTCCAGTTACACCGCTTTATATGGGCCAATTAGAAAGTTACGCTAATGATGATACATTAGGTGATGCATTATGGGCAGGAACAGCCTTTGATACAGGTAATGAAGAAGCATCACATAAATTCGATTTTAACGATACGAAACCATATAGAAATGTAGAAAACTACATGCCTGTCATGAAGTCTTATCCACGTTCCCCTGGTAATGGTATTGATAACGTGATTATTAAACGTTCAAGATTAGGAGCAAGGTACCAGGCTCATTTTATTGCATGGAATGTAGCGCCTAATGCAATGCCACCAGATCGCGTTGGTAAAGATGGCGGTCAATATTCACTAGCATGGCAATCACAAGATAATGACGAATACAAATATCAATTTAACCCGTCTGTTTACAGTAATAAAGTACATACTTCACGCGCTTATATTGTTCATCCAGATGAAGGTGTACGTGGATATTTACCTTATATGATCCTATTGTCTCCGCTAGGTCTATTAAATGGCGATAGATTAAAAGTTAGAAAGAATACTTGTCCGGATTCACACGAAATTTACAAATTCTTTAATGTAGATGCTATTTCACCAATTACAAAAAGACCTGCTACGGCCTACCGTCCTGCTGGATTAGGTATTTTTGAGAAAACAGTATAAAGGAGTGTACATATATGTGGTTTGATAAAGTCGTATATTTACAAACATTACCGCAAGAATTAGAAAAACTATTTGCTGATAACGGTTGGAAACGAACGCTATTTTTCCAAATTAAGAGCGGCATTTCAAAATTTATTGATGTAAGGTTGTTTGAATCATTAGGAAGTGATGGAGAACGCAGAAGATTCGGCATAGCAAATGCGTATGATACTGCGGATTCTGATTTCACTGATAGCCGGTTTATTTCTGCAGATTCTCCACTAGGTAAATTAGGGATGGGGGATGGAGTAAAGAAAGACTTCTCTATCCCTGTTTCTCCTGTTCTTGGCCCTTCTGTCATTGTATATGTAAATGGGTTTGAGCAAGAAAAGAGTAAATATAAGGTGGATGCAACTACAGGAAAAGTAACATTTACTACCGCTATTGCAAAAGGCGATAAAGTAACATGCGAATATAGATTAGCTACCAACACATATGAACCGAATAATGACATGCTGCTATTTACTTTCAATCGATACTTTATTGAAAAAGAGATCCTTTCCGGTGATAAATTAGGTGAATTAGGAAAAGGAAATGGAACGAAAAAGAACTTCGCATTGCCATTCCCTAACTTTGACGAAAGTAGGACCGTAGTTTACAAGGATAATACTATTGTTGATCCTAGCGAGTATTCGTTCACTGAAACGGAAATTGTATTTAATACCGCACCTGCAGCAGATACAACAATTAAGATTAGCGGTATTTATTTCTTATTACCAAAAGAAGACGGAACACTGGATACATTAACGGCAAAAACAAGTTTCGATGTACAAAAGATGGAAAGTATTATGGGCGAAGTATATTCTACGATTAATTTTGTGAACCCATCCCCTTATACATCAATTAGTTTTACACCGGAGCAGCGTTTCTCTAAAGAATTAAATCGCGACTCTGTTATTTATCTGTATGGGAACGCAAACAAGGACCGCTTAATTATGTTTATGCGTGTAGATCCAACACCAAATCCAGTTCGTGCATTATTTGTTCCGTTGTATATCGGAAAATTATGTACATTCGATGTTGCACCAAGAAAAAACATGATTATTTTAAGCGGCTGCAGACCAGGCGACCAATTTGTATATTCACCAAATAAGAAAATTGGTAATGCGCCACTTGATTACGGTTCTGATACATCAAACGGAAACGAAACGGTTCAATTATCACAATCAAGTACAGGAGCCATGTACCAGCATCATTATTTAGCTTTCATTACTCATGATATGTCAGTAGATAGTGGACAAGGACGCTTTAATCCATCGGTTTATAGTGGTAAATATCATTTATCTCAAATTTATATTGTGCATCCAAATGATGGCTATGTTGGAAAGCTGGATGATGTATATGCAGTACATCCGAAGAACATCCAACAAGCCGATGAGCTAGAAATTGAAAAAACAGTTGTAGATGAAGTACTTGGACAAGGTGACGGACACCGTAAAGTATTTCATTTAGAACATAAGCCAAAGGGCGAAACGTTAAGATTATTCATTTCATGTAAAGAAGTAGAAAAAACAGATTATGTATACAATGCAGAAGATAAGACCGTTACATTTAACGAAGCACCGGTTATTGGTTCTGAAATCACAGGCGCTTATGAAATGGCTCAATTATATCGTTACACATTACCGACAACGCCCGTTTGTCCTATGACACAAGCGAAAGCAACACCATTTAATCCAATTGGTTTAGCAATCTACAAAGAAGATATTTAAGCATAAGGGGGTAGCAGAAGAATGAGTGAAAAAGTTTATTCTATTGCTTCCCCTTCTATATGTACCAAAGAAAAAAGTCATGTTGTTGTAGTTGGTTCTGGACCTAATCAGAATGAAAAAGTTTATTCTTTCTCTATTACACCAGCGAATACAGAAAACAAAAATGATGTTGATTATCCAGTTTGCATTGCTCCTTATGCGAGATATAAGGCTGTTAAAGAAGATAACGCAGGAGTAACTGCCACTAAAGTAAGAGCAAAAGGGATTTTAACAGATGTTGTAGAGAATGCATTGCGACAAATAGAGGTAGAAGCCTACATTTCAAATACAACTGATATTGATTTAAATCGAAATATAAATGTGGCCAACATTGAAATGCAGCATTCGCAACGAATGGACAGTATTTCTGTTCAACTAATTTCTGCAGAAGCATCGCAACAACATAGACGAATTTTCGATATAAACCATATCGAAGGGGTTGAGAGCGAAAAACCAAACGAGATAGAGGCAATGGTACACGCTTCTGATGAAACAGATCTTATAACGAATAAATATGAAGCTGCACCGATCATACAGCAGGATTTACTACAAGGTAAGTTACGTGAATTCGCTGCAGGTGTAGAAGTATTACCGGAATGGGTAAATGTTGCACGTATTGTATATGGTGAAGGTTTCTATAATGATCTTATGGCTGATAGAGTTACAACGGATTATGAAGCTGTATCAATGCATAATGAAACGAGCGAAATTGTTACCAGGGAGCTAAAAGCTACACATGCAGAGGTTACTTTATCTACTGCAGTGCCAAATATATTACCTGTATCCATTGCCGAAAATGAAACTGGTGATATACAGCAAAAAGAAATGCTTCTTCATGCTCCGGCACAATTCGAATTTGGTACAAAAGAGCGAGAAGTCAAAGGAATCATAGAAGAATTTGATTTGTTCAATGGTATGGGTATACCGGTTTATCTTCCGGATTATGATTTATTTGCTCGTATGCAAAGAGACATTGAAACGTCTATCGCTAAACAATATGAGTTGAATCGTGTAGAAGAAATTGAAAATGTGGACCTGCTTCCTTATGAAGATATTGAAAGCGCGTATTTAATTCATGAAATAGATGTAGAGCAAATTAAGCTGGATCAAACTATTCGAGCAAAGGAACTTGCTGCAGATGTTATTGCAAGTAATGAAGTAAGCAAGAAAATAAATGTATTTGATTCTGAAAGAAATGAATCTACATCATTTACAAGAACAAAAGAACAGTATGCGAATGTAGATACAACACACGAATTTGAACGTATCGCAGAAACACTTAATTCTGTTTATGCCGATCAACAAGAATTCGCAAATAAAGAAAATGTATTTACTGCAGATGTAGAGGTAGGACAAGAAGTTGAAAATACTTCACGGGTATTATCTGTTAAAGATGTTTCCGAAACTGACGATGCGAATAAATCGCAAAACATATTCGAGATACAGACAATTGTCGCAGAAGAAGCAGAGAGATTACATGAAATAAATGCCGGTATTACTACTGCAGATTATTCTCATCGTATCTTAAAAGAATTACAAAGCGTATCGCCAGACGTTACTTTTGCAGAAGTGAAAAATGAGTTGCAAGCAACTGTAGTTGAACTGGATCAAGCAGATAAAGAAGATACTGCAGTACTTACACATGTAGATGCAACTTCTTCATTCGGATTAAAAGAACGCGTGCTTATTACCGATGTAAATACTGATGAAGTTGCCAATAAAACAGAAAAAGAATTTCAAGCTAACATAGAAGAGTTTGATTTATTTGAGGGCCTTGGTATTCCTGTATATCTTCCAGAATTCGATTTGTTCGGCCGTGTTCAAAAAGAACTAGAAACACGTATTACCTTATTTAATAATTCATCTAAATCATTAAATGTGATGCAGATGAAACTAGATCAAACAATTGAATCTGAAAAAGCAATAAAAGAACATACAACTGCAGTAATTGAAGAAGTGGCTTCTGACATCGTTCCAGTTATCTTAGATACTGAACATATATCATTAGATATTTCTTATAAACAGGATACACAACAAGCTCTTATTACAGAGCAAGAAGCCTTTACCGGTATACGTGAATTTGAAAGCGGAATTATCTCTGATATAACACCAGCCGATAAAGAAGTTATAACGAGAGATACAAATGTAATTGAAACTGTAGATGCAGCAAGGGAATCTGAACGATATGCAATCGTTAGTAAACAAGAATTATTAGAGCGACAGGCTATTGTAGACGCTGCGACTAATGAAGTAGATACACTTGATAGGAAACGTGAATTAGAAATCGTTACAGAGGAATATGAACGATTTGAACGTACACCAGAACGAGAATCAGTTCTAGAGGATAATGAACGATTCAAAATGGAGAGAGTACTAGATACAGAAAAACCAGATGAATTAATAGTTATTGAAAAAGAAAATGATGATCCTAAGTTATGGCTGCGACATAGCCGCCAATCTTGGTGGACAAATTCAAACTGGAAGAAAACAAGATAAAGAGAAGGTGATAAAATGGCAAGCCAATTAGGAAAAAACTTATTGCAACCAGAACCAGGGTGGACTCGTGAACATTGCACTTTAGAGAATGCAAAGCCAGGTAAGTTTTTTTCAAATGTAGACTTAACCGGCAATATTACAGGAGATAAATGGCGTGTAGTTGGGGATTCTAGCAGTTTAGAGCGGAATAGTTCCTGGTATGTCGGTGACTCTTTAGGTCGTTCATTTTATTTTAAATTTACAGGGACCGCATTGCGTATATTATTGAAAAATTTTACAACTCATGCATTTAACATTACTGTCACTATAGATAATATAAGATATGTTGGTTGGGTACCAGCTTATTCTGCTGAATACTCTCTTGTCGTATTTGAGCAACTTAATCTAATTAAGGGTGAACATAACGTTAAAGTAACTACAGAAGGAAGGGCTTCTGGTGCACCTGGATCTGCTTATACGTTTTTAACTGCTATTGATTACGCAGATTTAGGTGCTAAAGTTGGTGATGTATTAAAAGAACCGGAACCTGATTGGAAGCGATTTGATGATACAGATAGCAATATTCGGTATACAGGACCTTGGTTTCATAATAGTAATGCGGTAGGTGACTCTAATAATACGTTGTCATACAAGAACTCAGATCATGGTACTGAACCAACAAAATGCGAGTTCGTATTTTCTGGAAAGGGAATTCGCATTATTTCTAAATACATCAATAGCACAAGTTACAGAGATCCAATAAAAATCACTATAGACGGTTCTTCTGAAACTTACACACTTTCTCCAAAATCAGTTATTCTTCAATGTTTAGTTTATGAGAAATTGGACATTGCACCTGGAATTCATACAGTTGTAATTGAAGCTCAAGATAATATTATAGATGCTATTGACGTATTAGGTGGAGAATTACTATCACCAGATTTAATTAAAAAGCCTAAAGTATCCTTGTATGAAAAAGAAAGTGGAAAAATATTTGTAGATGATTTTGATTCTATAAATCCCAAATGGATTATGTCACCATCAAATGCATTTAACAATGCTATCAAAAAAGGTTTCTTACGTATGAATCATTCTGCAGATAAAGACGTTATGCTGTTAATCGATAAACCGCAAGGTAACTTTGCAATCCAGGTTATTGCGGATTATGCTCCTACAAAAGAAGGAGATGAGGGTGGCTTACTGCTCTATCAAAACGAAAAGAATAAGGTTGAATTCCTTGAATCTTATGCTGCTAATGGTTCACAAATCAATAAAGAGTGGATGGCAATTTGTAAGGAAGATCAATGGGACTTTTACACAAAGACAGATACATTTTTTGATTATGCGGATAACGACTCATTAGCAGTAAAAAGAATTGGTGTTGTTTTAAAAAGAGGAACTGCAGAGGGATTTGTACCGCTAGACATCAATAAAATTATTATGACAACAAGCAACATGTTACGTCTGCGCCAACTATATGAAAATTATAAGGTTGTATTAAAAGATACTGCAGATAATATACTGTCTACTAACATTGTAGCTGCAGCTCATACAGGCATTGATATTCTACTTCCTTCTTTAGAGTTTGAAGGAATCATAGAAATATATGACGAGGAAAACGAACTAATAGCAAAGAAACAAGCTACCTTTTACGGTGGGGATATGTATTGCATGGGTTCATCCCTGCAAATCAAAATGAATAGCGAAGAATTAAATACAACGGATCCAACGAACTTAGGTTACATGGTGAATAATGAGCGTATTGTAAAAATGACAATCGTAAATGACAACATCGGTACTGCTACAAATATAAAACTATCCATTCAACAGTACATGGAGAAAGTTGGTTACACCTGGGCGCTTATTTCGTTAGATGGGACAAGCTATTTAAATGAAATACAGATTGATTCAGTAGCCGCACAAAGTACGCGTGATTTTTGGGTAAAGGTTGTGAAGGATACAAATTTCCTAGCATTCGAACCAATTTATTTTAATATTCATCTAAAACATAATTGAGGTGAATACAATATGGGAACTGTAATGAAATTATATAAATATACATCGGAAAGTGAGATTACACCATCAATCCTTATTGAGAGGAATATAAAAATTACAATTGAACCAGGAAAAACTCTATATGCTCCACTAGATGTAGGTTGTAACAAATACGATATTCGCACGATTCAAGTTACAAATGATTCAAATGTTGAAGCAATGTTATTTATGTACGATCAAAAAGAGAATGGGAATCAAATTTATAAAAGTTTATCAGAAAAAAGAACATATGATATTTTAGCCATTCCTTGCGATGATAAAGATCATACAAACAAGGTCCATCTTTATATAGAAAATAGGGGCGTAGCAAACTCTACTTTTAATGTTTCTATGAAAGCCATACGTTTAAGTTAAGGAGGAACATATAAAATGACAAATAAAATTTGTAAGTTACACAGACTAGAGCGAAGAGAAGTCTTTATGAAGATTATCGATGAAATGAAAAAGGCTGGATGGCAGCAATTAAATGCTGATGCGCCATCAAAAGATAAAATTTACGTCATGTACTCAAGCGGTAACGACGGTATGAAGAACCATTCTTTAGAATTGCGCCCATTCGATTACGTCACTGCAACTAGCAAAGATATTATAGCAGGGATATATAGAGACTATGATATAAGAGACTCTGATAAGTATGCTACTGATGCAACCTTTAGATTAATTGAACGATATGATAAGGAGCAGGATGTTACTTTCGGAGGACCTGGTCCTTTCTACCCTTTGTGTTTTCATCAAGGGAAAGTAACTAACAGCACTAGTGTTACTACTATTAGTAAACCAATTGCTATGGTGGACCTATATTTATACGTTGATAAAGACATTGTTATCTATTGTGTTTATGAAAACGATGATAATCTTCCAGAACGAAAAGGGAAGACTGTAATGGGATTATTCGGAATTCCAGATGAACTATATCAACAAGAACAATTCAAGCCTATATCTTCTCCTTTTAGTGTCTTGGTGAGTGTTTGTCCAAAGTCCCCTGGTGCAGCAATGGTAGCTGCTAGAAGTAAGCTTATATATGATGGATTAAATAGTATTCCTGTTAATACTTTCATTTGGGATAAGGTATTTTTAAAGGCACCTTCTTTAGAAGGAAATATAATATTCACATCATTTTTTATGGGAGATAACGTAGATGGATTAAGGGCAAAATTTGATGGCCTTTACACATATAGAGGTTCAAATTTTGTAACTGGTGATATCGTTGAAATTTCACAAGATGAAGAAGTGCAGAAATATAAATTATTTAACACCTACTACTCAAGTGTATGGAGTTCATTTCCGGAGTTCAACATTGCATTAAGGGTAGAATAAGGCTGGTGATTTTATGACAATAAAAGGCATAATAATTCAACCGAAAACATTGTATCCACCCGTACAACGTAAACCACAAATACGTAAAGGTTCAAAATTAGAAATTAGTGACATGTATATTATAGGGGTTAGGAAAACTTCTATACGGAAAGGAGCTATGTTTAACTTCTCCCGAAACGAAAGCAAAACTACTGAAACAGCAGTAATGAAACCACCACGTACTGAACCACTAGAATACGCGTGGAAGAAAATGAACATATAACTTTATCGAAATTGAGCGTGCTGCAGCAGGCTTTTTTATTTTGACTTAATTTTGAAAGGAGGTGAGAACTTGGAAAGAATTCACGAACTCATCAAGGCATTGAATATAAGCGATGTTATTACAAGTACTCAATTTAAAGTAGGTGGTGCTATCGGTGGCGGATTAGGAACAATAATTAATTTACTCTACGGCAAAGCTAATTTAATTTGGATTTCAATTTACTGCTGGATTATCATGCTCGACTGGATTACTGGTAGTAAGGCTTCAAAACTAGATGGAACATACTCATCACAATATGGAATTGAGGGCATCACGAGAACCGTGGTGCTTTTATCATTACCAGCCCTTGCACATTTATTTGATATCGCTCTTAAACTACCTGATTTCTTTTTCTTCATGGTAGTCGGTGGATTGAGCTACCACATTTTTAATAGTTTCGCAGCAAACTGTGCACGAATTGGCTGGGAAAAATGGATTCCTGCATGGTTATTAGAAAGTGTAGCATCCGAAATTAAAGCAAAGATTCAAAGAAGCGATGCACGAAAAGAAAAACATAATACCAAATAAAAAATACACGCCTTACATAAGGAGAGCATTGTCAAAAGACGGTGCTCTTTTTGTTTGGCAAAAAGGGGAAAATACACAATGAAAAAACCGATTAAACTATTTAGCTCTTTATTTATGACTCTATTACTCCTACTTTCGTTTGCTACGGCTTCATTTGCCGATAGAGTACTAATCATCCAAGACTTACCGAAACAAGCATATCGCTACGGTGTGGGCGCTTATGAAGGCGTTGTAGCACATAGTACTGCAACACCAGAAGCACCAGCAATTAACATCCGAAATTATGAAGCTAGAACATGGAGAAATGCATTTGTACATTATGCTGTAGATTGGAACGAAACAGTTCAAATTGCCGATACAAAATATGTTGCTTACGGTGCTGGACCATCTGCAAATAAAAGATTTGTTCACGTAGAACTTTCTGAAACTAGCAATCCAGATAAATTTAAATCTTCTTATGAACGTTATGTAAAACTATTAGCTAAAATTTTAAAAGATAGAGGGATTCATCCAAGCAAAGGTTTATGGACACATAAAGATATTACTTACAAATTAGGTGGAACTGACCATGAAGATCCGATTGATTATCTTCGCAGTCATGGTGTATCAGAATCACAATTCAGAGCGGACGTACAAAAGGCGTATGAAGGCGCAACAGTTACGGTTAAACCAAAACCACAAGAGCCATCTCAAAACGTTGTAGGCGCAACAGGAGTAGCTTATATTGAAGGGTTTAACGTCAACCTTCGAAGTGGACCATCAACAAATCATGGTGTTATTCGTCAATTAAATAAAGGAGAAGCATATCAAGTATGGGGAAAACAAGGTGATTGGTTAAATCTTGGTGGTAACCAATGGATTTATAACAACCCATCTTACATTAAATATCAAGGGGAACAAACAACTGCTTCAAGTTCTGTAGAAGGTAAACGTGTTGTTTCTAAAGTGGACAACCTTCGTTTCTATGATTCTGCTTCTTGGTCTGACAAAGATGTAGCAGGAACGGTAGATGAAGGGCTTGGATTTACAATTGATGCTAAAGTATCCGTTAATGGTTCACCGCAATACAAGGTACACAACAGTAAAGGCACAACATACTATGTAACTGCAAATGAAGCCTATGTGTATGTGAAGTAGAGAAAAGGGTATGCCCAAACTTGGGCATACCCTTTTTTTGAGATTCTATACGATTGCTAAAGCAACACTGTATAACAACCAGGGTTTCCGTAAAAGAATTGAAACTCTACGCCAACAGCAATCACAAACACCTACATCAAAACAGATAAAACGTGAGATGGCTGACAATAATAAAGATATAATTATAGAATCGTTAAAGCGAAGAATTAGGAAAGTCGAAGAAGAAAACAAACAATTACGGAATCAATTAAAAGTAGCATACGCAGATGTATACCAACGGATATAAGTAAATAGAAAGATGTAATTTTATCGTACACACTTAACATTTATCACTCTTTTAATTAAAGGTATAGGAAACTTCACAGAAGTTCCCCTATACCTTTGATCATATTAGCTTTTCTGGTCAGAAGGATGATCAATTGAATCAGCTAGTTTATACCAACTCTGTACAAAGAAAAGAGAAAATATAGAACATATATTTCTAGTAGAATTGTATGTTATGCTGTTAACCTAAATATTTGATAAATTAATTCTTTTTGATTTTGAACAAACTAATCACGTAAATCAATCTGTTCTTTTTTATCATATATGTGCTTTTTACTTCTCCGAGAATGGATATATATGCGAAAAGACCTTAGTCTTAACATAGAATGTACACGTTTCTTAATAAAATGTTACTCTTGTTCTACAATGCTATTCAAATATTTGAGAGGTCTCGTTTGGGTCATAGTAACATATTACATTTCTAAATTATATCTATACGTTATCAAATCAACATAAGCCAATAACAATTAGTTAATGGAAGATTAGGTGCCTCTGAGATTACTGTTGTATTATATCCCACAATAAAACTAGCTGGTACAGTTGCAGAAGCCCACCCTGCAGTGAAAAATTGGTTTGCAATTGTATTACTCGAACTGAAAATAGGTGTTTGCCCGGTAGAACTCGAGTCAATTCCGATAATTCCCTTTCCGGCGGTATTTTGAACACTGTTTCCAATAACTTCAATAAATTTAAAAATATTAAAATTAGGATTAAATAGTAAGACAGGTACATTTCCTTCATTAACTGTTGTATTGCTTAGAAGAAATAACCCGAAATTTGTACCAACAAATTCTTCAATTACTAATAGATGTCTCAATGTAAAAGGAGAAGAATTATCTTGATTATTATTGCTTACTATTAAATTCCCTTGTAATGTCCCAGAATTAACAGTTATATTAGTGATGATAATAAATCTGCATCGTGTGCCACCTGAATCAGACACAAAGGTATTACTGTCAATAATACTTTGCCCTGAAGTAGAGGAAATAATGATATAGAAATACCCATTGTTAGGTGAAGCAGCAGGTGCATAGGTAAAGTTGCAATTTGTTATTTGAAACTCAGTTGCTACAATAGCGATACCGAGTTCACATACTGAAATTTCACAACTATTGATATATATCCCTGTTGCTGACAAATTATTAACTGAAATAACAGACTCAACTCCTAAAACAGAGGGGAAATTTTGGACGATAGACATGTTTTGGAAAATAACATTGGATACTGTAACATTAAACATAGAGATTACAGTATTCAAGGTAGTAATAACGGTAGTTGCCCCTATTCCTTGCCCCTCAATTGTTACTGATTTATTAACAGTGACAGTGGATGTAATTATAAAAGTCTCAGCATCAAGCAATAGTCTGTCACCGTTATTAGCCACAGCTAAAGCTGCATCAATTGTCGTATAGGTTTGCGTTGACCCAACAAGGATTGTGTTTCCGGTAGGAGCTGGAATAGCTCTGACCATCGGAGGAACTGGCTGAGAGAGCTTATAATACGTGATCCCTGTGGATAGGTCAATGTAAATATCCCCTAAATCTCCAATGGCGCATGTTGGAGTACCAACTCCTGTTAAAACCGTAGTACCTGTGGGTCCTGTCGGACCTGTCGGACCTGTGGGTCCTGTCGGACCTGTCGGACCTGTCGGACCTGTCGGACCTGTCGGACCTGTCGGACCTGTCGGACCTGTCGGACCTGTCGGTCCTGTGGGCCCTGTGGGTCCTGTCGGTCCTGTGGGCCCTGTCGCTCCTGTAAGCCCTGTAAGTCCTGTAAGTCCTGTGGGACCTGTGGGCCCTGTGGGCCCTGTCGGACCTGTGGGTCCTGTGGGTCCTGTGGGCCCTGTGGGCCCTGTGGGCCCTGTGGGTCCTGTGAGTCCTGTGGGTCCTGTGGGCCCTGTCGGACCTGTGGGTCCTGTGGGTCCTGTGGGCCCTGTGGGCCCTGTGGGTCCTGTGGGCCCTGTGGGCCCTGTGGGTCCTGTGAGTCCTGTGGGTCCTGTGGGTCCTGTGAGTCCTGTGGGTCCAGGACCTGTTGGGAAAGTAAAGGGAGGAATAGCTGGAAGTGTTGGCCCCACTAGATTAGGATTAAAGGCCGCATCCTGAATTCCCTTCCATTTTTTTTGCTCATTTTGTTTATCGAACATATTATTACCTCCAAACAAAATACACTCATTCCTTGGATGAGGAAACGGCTTTTACCCCTACATTAGTCTATGTAGAAGTGTGTCACTAATTTCCCTTATATACCGAATAGGTTATGAAAAAACGAGAAATAAAACAGTTTTCTCTCTTATCAATAAGATACCAGATGACTGTGTCATTTCCCCTATATGTTATGGTGACCCTTCCATTCGGTTCATTTATTAAATTGACTAATAGAAAATATTTTTAGTGAATAGTAATTCATCATTATCATAAAAAACGGCCTGTTTATAATAAAACATGTATGGAATTTTTATAAATATATAAAAAATACAGATAAACCCTCATTGTTTTTTTAGTTCAATGTGTTTACTGATTCAACAAAATGGTGATTTTTGTTTAACAAGAACTAAAAAGGTTTCTACATATTAGTCATATATAATATGTAGAAACCTTTATTTTTTATGTTTTTTTACAATTTAGGTCTTGATAACCGTTTGGTTCCATTTGACCATTTTATCAAGATATTTTTTAAATAAATTTTTAATATTAACGATTCTATCATTATATATATGTCTTCATCGATATCTTAATTTGGTAGTTACTTCTCTCTACATTTATTTATGAGAATTAAGTTCACTTTTTTCATTATATAAAGAACGATTCATTACATTTTTTAGCGTGAGTTCTGTTCAAGTTTCTTTTTACATAAAAATGTGAGGTGAAGTGATATTCTGATTATTTAAAAAGGAGGCAGACATATGTCTTTAGAGAAGTTTGTAGATGCATTACCTATTCCACCTGTCTTAAAAGCAAAAGATGAAATAAATGATATCCCATACTATGAGGTAACCATGAAGCAAGTGCAACAAAAATTGCATAGAGATTTGCCACCAACTACTGTCTGGGGTTACAACGGTATGTATCCTGGTCCTACATTTGAAGTACGAAGAAACCAACCTATTTTAGTTAAATGGAAAAATAAATTACCCTTCGAACACCTACTGCCTGTGGATCGAACTATTCATGGAGCAGAACCAGATAAACCTTCTGTCAGAACGGTTGTTCATTTACATGAAGGGCGGGTTAGACCCGAAAATGATGGATATCCAGAGGCATGGTTTACGCGAGATTTTGAAAATGTTGGTCCAAAATTTGTGCATAAAGTCTACTATTATCCAAACTGTCAACGTCCTGCAACGTTATGGTATCATGACCACGCCCTTGGAATCACTCGTTTGAACGTTTATGCAGGACTTGCAGGTTTCTATATCCTTAGAGATAGAGCAGAGGAAAAATTGAACCTTCCGAGTGGGAAATTTGAAATTCCAATCGTCATCCAAGATCGATCGTTCTATCCTAATGGTGAACTGTTCTATCCAACCCAGCCAGGCCATGAGCCGCCTCCAGCACCGCAGCCACCTCCACCAATAGATCCAACATTACCAAATCCATCAGTTGTACCTGAATTTTTCGGAAACACCATCTTAGTCAATGGAAAAGCATGGCCTTATCTTGAGGTCGAACCACGGAAATACCGATTCCGCATCCTTAATGGTTCCAATGCTCGTTTTTATCGTATACGGTTGAGTTCTGGCCAAAATTTTGTCCAAATTGGCACAGAAGGAGGGCTTTTAGAAACACCAATCACCGTATCCCAAATCATACTTGCACCAGCTGAACGTGTCGATGTTATTATTGATTTTTCGAACCATAAAGGTCAAAGTATCATCTTAACAAATGACGCACCAGCCCCATTCCCTAACGGCGAACCACCTGATTCAAACCTTACGCAGATTATGGAATTTCGTGTCAAACGAAAATTGCATAAACCTGACAATAGTAAAATTCCAAAAGAATTGAGTTGCTTGGAACATCTTGATCCTAACGATACTGTAATCGTACGAAAAAACCTCTTAGTTGAAACTACCGATGAATTCGGGCGTTTAAAACTTTTATTAAATAACCTAGATTGGGATCAAATGCCCCTTACAGAAACCCCATATAATGGGACGATAGAGATTTGGGAGCTTTATAATACTACACCGGACACTCACCCTATTCATTTGCACCTTGTTACTTTTCAAATTTTGAATCGTGCTACGTTTACTGGGGATCCAAATGGTCCTGACCTTATAGTTGGGCCACCACAACCACCTGATCCAAGCGAGATGGGCTGGAAAGATACTGTTCGTGCCAATCCTGGGGAGGTTACTCGTATCATTGCACGTTTTGGTCCTTTTACAGGAATCTACCCGTGGCACTGCCACATCCTTGAACACGAGGATCATGATATGATGAGACCATATGAAGTTCTTAATAATCAGAATTTTAACCCGTGTGAACCGATCCTTGGAGAATGTCCAGATGATTCGTTTTCTCAGTGTTTCGACTGTGATAATGATGACGATGATTGA